AGCTCTTGTAACTCATCTGCGATATCAGCATCGCTTATTTCGCTATTGTTTTCCGATGATTCTACTACATTAACAGATTCCATTGGATCATCACCACCCATGCCAGCTACCATCATACTGCTCATCATCGGGGCAATCATATTCATAACGCTAGCTAAAGGATTTTCAGATTTAGGCTTAGAAGTATTGGGTTCATTGACAGCTTGTCGTACCCGCGGGGTTTGCGGGACTTCTTGCACCATTTGAACTTTGTGACTAATGTTATTTCTAACCTGAGGTGGCATAATTTTAACTATCTCTTGTAAAACGGCATCTAAAATCTTAATTTTTTGATTTTGCTCTTGAATTATTTTTTCAAGCTCTTGTACTTTACTCGAAGTCGAAGAAGTTTTCATTTGGAAGTAAACAAACATTCCTACCAAAACTACTATCTCTCCGACTATGTGGAAAATTTGTGCTTTTTCGAGAGGCATTTTAGTAGTGGCCTTGATTGTTTAAACGACTATATTAAAAAACTGAGACAAAATTCCAACCTAAATCAGAAAACAAATGCCGACAAATTTCATCGTGATAAGTTTTTCTTTCAACGGTTTTTAGAATATTAAACTCTGAAATATCACACGGGTGGCCGTGTTTTTTGAGTAATTGATACAAAACGTATTGATTGTTGATGAAATTTTTACGACCAGCACCAATTAACATTTTAGTGTTGTTATTTTTGTATAATTTTTCGTAAGTTTCCACTAATTGATCAAAATCATTTAATATATCTTGTTCTAAATGTGAAATATCAGGGGGTTTAACCCCCGTTAAGTTGTGATGAATTAGCACAGCATCTTCATAATGTTTTGAGTTTTTTGTTTCTTTTAAAAACAGCAGTATATGTTCTTTTGTGATTTTGGAAAATTGGGTTTTTGGGTCGATGCTTGTTAGCAACAAACCATGTTGACTAAATTCGTGGATTAATTCATCGTATACTTTTTGCGGTATAGTACTATTTTGCTTGCCTTGATACTGATTCATACAATCTCTGAAATGTATACGCTTATCGTAAGTATATTTGCTGCCAACATTTACCCTTTCGGCGTCTTTGTAACTACTAGAACTAGCTTTCATGACGGTTTCATCACCGCAGTTAACACAAATGATAAAACCTTCGCTTTCTAATAGCAAATCACTACCGCATTTTTCGCAAATTTTTGTTTCAACAGCTTTTTCATTCATTATTCCTATATTTGGAATAAATTTTTGAGCTATTTTTAGGTATTTAGAAATTAACGGAGTTTTCTCGTCTTCTTGTATTTCTTCTACACCCATGAATGATACTTTTTTTGGCTTGCGTAATATTTTTGTGTATTCTTGTAAAATTTCCGCTGTTTCCATGATGTAAAAATCTTCAGATTTTCGAGAAATAATTTCTTCAATTTTTTTGCGTAAAAATTCTTTTTCGTTTTTCAAATTTTTGCGTGTGCTATTTTGAAGATTCAGGGGTATGGCTTTTTCTATGGCTGTATATCGTTCTTCGTAAATTTCTAATTTTGCCCGCTCTTCTTCAAAATTTTTCATGACATTTTCATGAATTGACAATATGTCTATCTCTGTATTAGCCATTTTCAATTACAAATGTGTGTTTAAGTCGTGTGGCTTCTATAGATATGTTATTGCAATAAAATTTAAAAATATTTTCTAGCTATACATAAAATGTCTACTAACATCTGTACGTCAAATCTTACATCCGGTTTCATCGACCTTGCTACTTACGATGAACAAGAGAAATATATGTATGGTGGTCGTTTCGCGACCGCCTACTTTGTGCGTGAGACCCGCAAGTCTACGTGGTTTACTCAGGTCCCTGTTGTCCTAAGTAAGTGCAGTGGTGCTCCTGCTTTCGGCAGTGAGTGGTCCGTGCAAATTTCCCGCGCCGGTGATTACCTACTACAGACCTGGCTTCGTGTGGAACTCCCTGAAGTGTGCATCACCAACAACCAGGCCAACGGTGGTCTTGGTGCCGCAGGTCAGTTCATTGGATGTGTTGCAGTTCGCTGGACTCGCAACATCGGTCACGCTCTTATCCGCGAGGCTTGCCTTACATTTAATGATCTTGTCGCTGCTCGCTTCGACAACTACCACTTGGACTTCTGGGCGGCCTTTACCACCCCGGCTTCCAAGCAGACCGGTTACAATAACATGATCGGTAACGTCGGTCAGTTGATCGGTATGGGTAACGTCCACTCGCTCCCGGCAGCTGTGCTTAACGTGCCTCTTCCGTTCTTCTACACTCGCGACAGTGGTGTGGCTCTACCAACTGCAGCGCTTCCGTACAACGACATGCGCATTCAGTTCCAGTTCCGCAATCTTGGTGAGTTGCTTATCGCCGATTGGTGCCAGCAGGGTTCGGTCGCCGCCACTCCTGTCAATGTGGCCACCGCGGGTACGTTCTGGGTCACCCTTGGTCAGCAGAGCTCCATCTGCCTTGATCAGTCCACGATCAACCAGCTTCCAGCTGTTGGCGGAACCCAGGATGCCGCTACTGGTGTTATCACCCCTGCCGTCGCCACTGGTGCCTGGGCCTTCTGCAACGGAGAGCCTAAGCTTGGTGCTGTCAATGTGTGGGCTAACTACGCCATTGTGTCCAACGATGAGCGTAAGCGCATGGCATGCGCCCCTCGTGATATCCTCATCGAGCAGGTGCAGACCGCTCCTCCTTGCGGTTTCAACCCGCGCAACGTCAACACCCCAGAGCAGTACGATGTTCGCTTTTCGCATGCGATCAAGTGCCTGTTCTTCGCGGTGCGCAACAAGACGCTTCCTTGCGAGCACTCTAACTACACGACCTCGCCTGCCCAGGCAGTCCTTGGTTGCGTTGCACAGGGTAACCTTAACGGTGCTGGTGGTACGATCCTTAACACTGCTAGTTCTTTCGATCCGGTTGCGGCTGCTTCTCTTCTTTACGAGAACACTTACCGTCTTGCTAACATGGGTTCGGATTACTACTCGCTGGTTGAGCCTTACTACAAGGCCCCTACCATCCCTGAGCGCACGGGTTACCACATGTACTCCTACTCTCTGGACTTCTTCAACCTTGACCCGATGGGATCCACCAACTACGGTAAGCTGACCAACGTGTCTCTGTATATCAACCCGTCGCAGGCGGCTGTGGACGCAGCCTCTGCTGCTACGTTGCTTGTTCCGCAGGCAGCTCAGTTCGCCCCTGCTTTTGCTAACGCGGCTGCATTCGACCCAACGGTTTACTGCGTCAACGGTTTCGCATACCGCTCGGCATGTAACTCGTCGTTCGCGGCTACCAACGTGGGTGGTGCGGCAGCGACTGTCAACAACTACGCGATCTACTGCGCTCAGCAGTCCTTCGAGTTTGTTGTGACTGCGGTGAACAACAACATCGTGCGCATTAGCGGAGGTGCGCTTGGGTTCCCTGTCCTCTAAATTTCCCCCTGTTTTCAGGTTGTTATTTGTCATATCATATTTCACATATGAAATATGATTTACCGAATACTTTAAAATAACGATTTAAAACTTCAGAATCTATAATTGATAGCCAGCATGCCCGAGTGGTTAAGGGGGTCGACTTAAGATCGACTGTTTAGTTACGCGGGGGTTCGAATCCCTCTGCTGGCATATTTATCTATCTCCAATGGAGATAGATACTATGTTTAATTAGCCAAAATATGCGCAAACACTAAAAGTATAGTTGCAATGATCAAAACACTCATAAAGCAAATCATCTTTTTTTGTATACAATCGATACATTCTATATAATCATCTCTGTTCGCGAAGGCAATCTCCGCTTGCTTATCGAAATTTTCTTTAGATTCCACTGCAATAATTATTTCTTCGTGATCTTTCTCGTTAGTCATTTGTAAATTATATTCAACCTTTGTATGTGAATTACATAAAAAAGGAACCAATATACGCGGAAATAAAGAATACGAATGATCCCCAAGCCATGTCTATCAGTGCTAATTTAATATCCCAGTCTTTAAGAACAGCAGCGGCCGTTAAATCGTAAACGCCGTATAATACAAGACCAAAAACACCTCCGTAAAATAAACTATCGGTAAATGCGTGTGATTTGCGTATCCTTGGTAAAACAAATAAGTTTAAACCAACCACCATCAACATGTAAGACAAAACAGCATATGCCATATTAGCCTTCAACGGAGATTTTTGTATAGTCATAACTTGTTTAGCATATTGAGAACTCATGTAAGTACCTACCCAAATACCATCCAAGATTAAAAGAGTAAGGGTCGAAATTATATTACTTATCATTTATTATAAGAGCAAATTTTCTCTTGTTAAAAACGTCTATAAGTTCTCTTTGTTTTTTTGACAAAATGATTCGTATCAATTAACAAATCTACCAAACAATCAATGCAAACCCGTTCTTTACGATGACCCTCTATTTCACTTCTCTCGCAGATATCACAATTATAGTATTTTTTACGCTGCCAGTCTATACATTCAAAATCTCTGTTACTTTCAGTGTTTAAAGCTACATACAAGGGATCTAATGTAACGGTTTCATCAAAATTAAGAATACCTAGATCTCCCAGTCTGTTAATTAAACAATCCATGCATATTCTATATCGATCGCCAATGTGTTTACTATGCTCTAAACAAACTATACACATCTTTTCTTCCGTTTTTCTGCTGATATCAAAACCTTGGTAAAACAATTTTGCTTGGACTAAACTATGAATCAAACAATCATAACAAATATGATGTTTAGTACTTAATAAATCACTAGTGTTATGACAAGTATGGCATTGTCTCCTCGAGAAACCAGGGGGTGTTCGTTGAACCGGGCTTCGTCTCGTGGGAAGAGGACTAGAAAATCTTGGGCTTCTTGTGCTTATAGGGCTTGGTACTCCTGTACCCATTACGCTGTTTAAACTACTTGATAGACTTCTGGTGATTACCGACATACCTGGTGGTGGTCTTATAGGTTCTCGAGGTCTGGATACAGGTATATGCGGTGTATTTTGTCGAGGTTCTTCGGAAATAGTATTTTCCAAACTTCTGTCCATCATATTTACATTTGGAGCTTCGGTAAGCAAATTTTCTTGAGTTTCCGAAACACTTTCCGAAATTTCTTCTTCGTCAGTTGCGTATGGTCTTTCAGATCTCAATCTATTATGGAAATCACTCATTTCTCTATGCTAAAATTTATTTATTTTACTCAAAAAGCAATTATAAGCAGCTTTTGTAATAGTGATTTATGATTTAAAGTTTTTTGACAACGAATAAACAAAATGCAAGCATCAAATTATAGTTATGAACCTTATAACGAAAAATTTCTAATTTTGTATGGAGATAAACAGTATTTTGAATCAATAGTCAAAACTCTTGGTGGAAAATGGAGAGCAAAAATTAATGCTTTTTTGATCCCAAAAAACAACGAACATCGAGTTAAATCCTTGTTGCTGTCTTTGACAAATGATGAAAAACTAAAAAATATGTCAACAAAATTTAAAAGTCGTCGTGACCAAAGAAAATATCATCGAGAAAAAAGCGACGATGAATATTCTTCATCTAGCGAAGAAGAAGAGTCAATAACTTTGCCAAGACAACCTTCTCCCAGAAAAAGAATAGTTAGAAATACTAAAAGATCTCTGAAAAATGTCGAAATAGAAAAAAGTAAAACTTTGGAAGGAAAATCCAATAGTAAAACGCCAAGTAAAAGATCCAGAAGAAGACTAAGAAAAGAGAAAATTTTTGTGTCCAAAGACATATTACTCGCCAGTGAATCGTCAAACACAGAAGATGAATCTTCAAGTGACAGTGATTTCCCCGAAGCTGAAGATCCAAGAGACATCGAAAAAGAACATAAGTTGCATTTGTCTAGGATGAGAAGAATGAGACGCCGAGACAAGATACTCGAAAAGTAAAAATGATTTATTTAAGGATTAGTAGTTGAGAATTAAATATGTCTTCTGAAACAGAAAAATGCAAAACCACCAATGGTGGTAATTCTATATCCAAAGCTGATATCGATCAGCAAGGAAACAAGATACGCGAAGTCGATACTTGGCCACAGCAACCGGATAACGCTTCCTCATCTTTACACTTATTTTGTTATACAAAGTGTACCGCTGAAGATAACAAAGTTGTTCAAGGCAGCCGTGGAACTATTTTCGATAACACAAATACGAATATTATTCAATCCTTTCCGTTTACACCGGAATATACCACAGAAGATAGTGAGTTGATTGAAAAATTTGGTGATGTTAGTACATGCCAAGTATATGATGCTCATGAGGGGGCATTGCTAAGAGTGTTTCATCACGAAGGTACGTGGTTCTTTGCGACGCACCGTAAGTTTGACGCAAACAGAAGTAAATGGGCTAGCCGTCAAAGTTTTGGCGAACAGTTGACGGCTGCTCTTTCTGCTGAGTACCAGAGAAATGCTAAATTCCGTGAAAGATGTGGTGATCCTGCCAAAGAACCGGAATCGAAAATTTATTTTTCGAAAGAGAGTCCTGAGAACAACGAAATAGATGTTCATGTAAGGCAATACCTAGACACCTTGGATAAAAATTGGTGTTATTGTTTTTTGGTGAGAAACACAAGAGACAATCGTATTGTATGTCAAGCACCTGTAGATGAAAAAGGTAATCCTGAAGCTATAGTATATCATGTAGGTAGTTTCAAGAAATGCACTAACGAGTTTTCTTTGTCTTTGGATATAGATATTCCTTCTCCGAAAAAGCACAATTTCGAATCATGGTCGCAAGTTTACGACTATGTGAAAAGCACAAATCATGATGAGCTACAGGGAATCATCGCAGTTGCCCCTGATGCTAGACACATCAAGATTCTTGGTTCGAGATATTCTTATTTGTTTCAAATTCGAGGCAATGAACCAAGTATTAAATTTAGATACTTGCAGTTGCGGATGAATCCAAAGAAAGTCGACGATCTTTATTTGTTGTACCCAGGTCATCACCAAGAATTCGAAAATTATGAAAATATTTTGTATTTGATTGCAAAGAACATTCACTCTGCTTATGTCAACAGATACATCAAAAAACAGTATGTAACTCTTGACAAAGAACCATACGCAGTCATGGATGCTTGTCATAAATGGCATAAGGCAGATCGCGAAAAGAATAGAATTAGCGTAAGGAAAGTACAGCAAGTTTTAAACGAACAACGCGCGACTGATCTTAATAAAATGATAAGACAGCATATGCAACAGGAACGAAAAGCTCACGGTGAAAATATAGAGATCGAAGCTCAAGGCAGTGCAATCCAAGCAAGCATTGGCGCGGCAAATGAAACCAAAGAATAATTTTATCATCCACTCATCCCATAAAATTTTTTGTTATTTAACAATAACAAAAAAGCCGTTTAAAGTTAGACACCTATCTTAAAATGCCAAAAAAATCGAAAGCCGCGCAAGTAAGAGTAATTCGAGAATTTTTGGATGAAACTGTGAGAACTGATTACAGAAAAAAGTTCCCCAGATTACCCAGAATGTATCTTGAATTAATGGAAAACACACAAAGAATCAAGCCTTCTTTTTTGGGTAAAGAGTTCCATCCAAAATATGATTCTCATTCCAAATATTCACCATCAGAAAGTCCCAGACCTGTTTTCAATGATAATTCATCTGTGAGTAGTGAAAGTAGCAACGAATCTAGAGGTAGTTTAGAAAGTGATAGTGATAGCGAAAGATCGGATACTTCCAGTATTAACGGTGATGAAGAGGATTATCAAGAAGACGATGAAGGTATTCTCACTAAGAAATTAAAAAATATTTTAGGAGATGATGCAAGCACTGAAAGCGATGTTTCAAGCGTGGGAAGCGCAAGTGTCAGAAGATCTATTAGAAGTAAAAGACGTACGCCTCCTACGCTACACCAACTAAGAGAAACTGGTGTGTATAAATCCGGATCTCCCATGAATAACGTTAGACATAATACAATGACAGAAGAGGAGGAAGAGGATAAAAAGAGAGAAATACTTTTTAAATTTGACATGCTCAAAAAATCATATAAGGGGGCTTCAATTCCAGAATACAATATACATACTGACTATAAAACCATGGAAAGAAGTTACGAAGCTTCTGTAAAAAGATTATCGGTAGATAGCTCTGTCGAATCTTATAAAACCTATTTGATAGGTGGTTTTATGGCAGTTGAGTTCTTATTTGGAAACGTTTTTAATTTCGACATGCAAGGATTTACACAACAACAAATCCTTAGCATGTCGTCTTATGAAAAGTTGTTGATTGAACTGGGAGAAAAATCTTATGTACCAGAAGGTAGTAATTGGCCGGTCGAGTTGCGGTTGTTATTTTTGATTGTTGTTAACGCAGCCTTTTTCATTGTGTCAAAACTAATTTTAGCAAAGACTGGAAGTAATTTAATGAATATGGTAAATTCCATGAATAGCGCCTCAACTTCATCCGGGCCTCCCCCGCCAAAAAGAAAAATGAAGGGTCCATCCATTAATTTAGATGAAATCCCCGAGTTTGGGTAAAATGATTTTGTTCTGTTTTCTGTAGAAAATAGAAGATGAGTACACTTTTACAAGTAGCGTCAGACTTGCATATCGAACAAAAGTATTCCGATATTGATATATCTAATATGATCAGTCCATGTGGAAAGATATTAATATTGGCAGGAGATGTCGGATCTTTGTATCGCTTGGAACAATTAAAAAACTTTTTGAGTTGCGTATGTAAAAAATTTAAATACGTTGTTTATGTTCCGGGAAATTATGAATATTATCAATTAAGAGGGGTAAAACCTGCAAAGAATATGTATGAATTAAAAACAGATTTATATGCATTAGCAAATGAATTTGAAAATTTAGTACTTTTAGATCAAGGGGTTTTCGATTTAGGTAACAATATTAGAATAATAGGCACCACTTTATGGTCAATCACTAATACCCATCCATATGTTGTTAGAATTAAAGGAATTTCAAAAGAGTTATATAATTCCATGCATCGAAATGATTTGACGTTTTTAACCACTGAAATAGAAAAAGCACATTCAGAAGGTAAAAAAACAATTGTTGTGACTCATTATCCGCCAATTGTAGCTCCTCACAATCGTCGGTCAAAAATTAAACAACTTTATGAAAATAACTTAGACCCAAATATTTTTCAACATGTAAATTCTTGGATATACGGGCACACACATAATAACAGCGATCCTCAAAACGACAGTTGCAAATTTTTTACTAACCAAATGGGTAAAGAAAAAGACGCTGCGAACGGTTATCGTAAAGATTTTGTGATAATCGTCTAAAATTTTGACACTTTTTATTCTAAAAATAAAAAGTGTGAGTACAAATAAACAATGTCGCATACAAAAAAGCAATTGGAAAAATTGAGAGTCGCAGAATTAAAACAAATAATCAAAGACTACAAAAAAGCAGATAAAGATTCTGGCTTGACTTTATCAGGAAACAAAGGTGAACTTATAGTTAAAATTTTGAAATATCAGAAAAAATTGAAACCTAAAAAGCCTAAAAAGTCTAAGAAGCCCAGAGAGCAATTAATTGCGGACGCGGCGGGAGCCGCCCTTGGTGTTATACCTTGCAAGGGTCTTAAGAAAACAAAAGATCCCAAATGCGAAAAGCAATCTCATTGTGAATGGGTCGTCAAAAAAGGTTGTCGTGACAAGCCTGATGTAGATGATCTAGCAGATCAGATGGATAATTTAGATATTGATGATGATGATCTAGCAGATCAGATGGATAATTTAGATATTGATGATAAGCCTAAGCCTAAGCCTAGGCCTAAGCCTAAGCCTAATAAGCCCGGGAGAGCTTATAAAACTTCTGTGTTAAGATCTATGAAACTATCAGCTCTTAAAAGGGTTAAAGATGGTCCTTGTGGGGCTTTACAGAAGTCTATTGGAGCAAAAAAGCTCAAAGAATTATTAGGAGGAAAAACTTGTTCAAAATTAACAGAAACACAGAGAAATATATTGATAAATGCATTGGTTGAAGCTGGTCTCGCAGAGTCAGAGACCGACTCTGACTCTGACTCTGACTCCGACTCTGACTCTGACTCCGGTGGTGATGAAGACCGAGAAAGTCAGCAGTGTGAACTTTTGCCTACGGAAGAATACGGTGATAACACTATGATAATAAACAAGTCCGGGGACGAAATTATATTAGTATCTCTTACAGAGGCATTACATGAAGCCAAAAAATTGGCAACCCAGATGGCATTGTATGGGCTTTTGGAGGACGGTCCCCTGACTGATATGATTGCAAACCTTGCTAGCACAGAAGAGGAAAGACGGAAGAAGGACATGGAAGATGATGAGTATAGGATTAATATGCGCCCAGGAGAGAGGGCCTATTATTTGCAAGGAAAAGAAGAGGCAAGACGCGCGAGAGAGGGTGTGGATGGCGCATACATCTCGCAGGCAGCTTTACAAGCTATTTGCAATGCTGGCAATGGGGATGAGTTTATAGCACAGATTGTCAAGAAGCTCGAGGTAGGAATTGCTTTAACAAGAGAAAAAATGGAAAAACCCGATGATGAAGACCCAGACCCCGATGATGAAGACCCAGACCCCGATGATGATGATTCTGACTCCAGCTCCGAGGATTCAGAGGAAGAAATATATAAGCGCCTTCAAGAACGGAGAAGGCGTAAGGAAGAGGAAGAGGCAAGACGTAAGGAAGAAGAAGATAGAGCACGTGCAGAAGAGGCAAGACTTAAAAAGGAAGAGGAAGATGCAGAAGAGGCAAGACGTAAGGAAGAAGAAGACAGAGCACGTGCAGAAGAGGCAAGACGTAAGGAAGAAGAAGATAGAGCACGCGCAGCTGGCGAACCAGGAACAATAAATACGGACGCTATCAGAGCAATGGTCAGACAATGCTTAGGAGGACAGGAAATAGATGACTCTAGCGGCGACTCTGACTCTGACTCTGACTCTGACTCCGACTCTGACTCTGACTCCAGTGGTGATGATGACTTGTTCGAGGATGAGGATGAGGCGTCTGGTGTTGACGCACCTGACACCGATGATGAAGAGGACTTTGCTTTTCAATTCGCAAGCGATGACGATGAAGATGAATATGACTTTCAATTTCACGACGAAGAAGATCATATGATTGTATAAATTTAATATGTTTAATATCAAATTTAATGTGCCATGTAATTTTCTTTTGCAGAAGTATAACCTTCGGAATACATGTCTAATTGCTCGCTATGTGTCAAAGAAAAATCCACCCCGTTTGTTTTATTGACTTTAAGCTTTATAACCTCGTGATTATCGGAGAAAAGCTTAATCTTTTCTTTTGTATTACTGACCACAGAAATAGACATTAGTTTCATTGAAAATTTCAAAAAGTTAAACTCTGTAAAATCTTGATTTTCTACGTGCTCTGGGTCAACCACAAAAGCTAGTGATTTACCGACAGCTAAATCAAGAGGGAAATTATTTACCAATCCACCATCTAAATAAATTCCATCTTTGTACCTATAAGGAGCAAAAATATAAGGAATATTACTAGACATTCTAATAGCGGTTAAACAGGGCAAGTCTGGGGATGTTTCTACATCTAAAACTTCTCCAGAACGAGTTTTCATGTTGTAAGTAACAACTCTCAAAGTTTTGCCAGTTAATTCTTGTAGTTTTTGTAGAGTTAACAACTGGCCGATTTTCTGTATAGTTTTCTTTTCCAAGAAATCTTGTATCATGACGAAAGAAAAAGCCCCTTCTCCTTGGATACAAGCCATAATATTAAAACCTTTTAGTTTTTGAATTATACCTGAGGACATAATTTCTGTTAAAATTTCTTGAGGTGTGTAACCAATTGCCAATAAATAACAAATCATAGATCCCACTGAAGTACCTATTAAAGTATTTATATTACTGATATCAACATAAGAACTAACAAAACTTAATGCGCCAAGAAATGCAAATCCTTTTATACCTCCTCCGCTAATAATAATATTTTCATAATGACTCATTTAATGATTCATTAAGATACTTTAACTAGGTTTTATTTAGCAGACAAGCATTTCCAAAGCAAGCATGCAACAGCAAATATCAATATAACTATAATAGTTATGTAAACTGTTTTGTCAACGCATCCGATTTCTCGCTGTAAAAAAGATTTAGCTACGTTGTGCATCGGATGTTCATTGCTATCTAACGCTTCGGCAAAATCAGAAGTTTTGTCGAAAATTCTGTTAATGACTGTACGCATCATTTGTTTGTCGTCCGGCTCATAAGATTCTTCTTGCGGATGTATCTGACTTGGATTGAGAGGTGGTCCCGAAGGATATGTTTGGGAAGTATATGGGTCATGCATCATTGGTTGAATTGGTTGGAGATTTTCCAATGGATCATGACCCATTACACCCACGTTTCTCGCGCTAGTGTGATTGCGTAAAAATTTTTGCAATCTAGGTTGATCTCGTGGTTCTAATTCTTCTTGGTCTAAGTCCATAATATCTTCAACCATGGTTTTACCAGTGTCATTTGCCATAGCATATTGTGGTGGTCTACCGGGCATTTATTAATAATGATTAAATTTTTGTCTTAACTAATTTCCAAATTTCATTTAAATTTGAATCTTGTTCTTTTTGGATCAAATCTAAAAGGATTTCTTCGAAATCAGCCGTGTCTTTTTGAACTTGTGAAGTAATCTCATCATTTTTTGTGTGTCGGAAAACAATTTTAATTCCCTGTTTTAAAAGTTTTTTAAACTTAGAGGTCTTTTTCATAGCTTTGAAGTCTTCATATGTCCCACTTATTGATAATTTAATTTCATCGTTAGTTTCCGGCATGGTAAAACTACTAAACTCTGATGTTTCAAGATAAACTATTTTCTTCATGGGTAGTCGAAGATTGATTTCTGTTTTCTTTATGGTTTTCCCGCAATCAGTTATTTCCAATAAAGCAATAATATTTTGTTCTGATTCTCCATAAGCTACTTGCATAGAAGAACCCGTGTAATATATATTTTTCTGCGGTGTTTGTTTTGAATGAATATGTCCTGAAACAACATCTGGCCATGTCAAAGACCATTTATCACCTTCTTCCGAAATCAAAGCCCCCATTTTACATCCATAAAATTCTTGATGAGCAAATATCAAATTACTTTTCATCCACATCTTGGGATCATTATCACACATTTCTTGAAAACTGTGGTGATAACTACCTTCTTGTTTAACCAAAATGCCTTTTCCAGGTTCAGTTTGATGATTTGGATAGCATTTAAAATCGCTGCCAGATTCTTGTAGTTGTTCTTTGGAACCAAGAGCTTCTACAAACCTACCAGGAGCTACATAAGGGCAAAAAGAAATCTGTGTTCGTGAGTTATTTTTATCAAAAAATTGTAGATGAAGAGTTTTGTCAATTATGCATACATTTTTCCATTCTTTCATGGCATTCATCCAGTGTTTGTCTGATAAAAATTGACGATGATTAATCATATCGTGATTTCCAACCAAAACAAAAACAGGAGAAATATCCCTTAACGATCTAATCATTTCATATGCTTTATTCATAGGAGTTGTATGTAATCTTTCATGATCATGCAATATATCACCAAGTAAAACCACAATATCAGGTTTAATTTCTGTTGTAGCTTGTAACAGTTTTTCTATAAACATAGAAATCATATCTATATTATTCACTCTGAAATGAGTATCGCCAATTGCTAGTATTTTCATTTTGTGTTATACAAATGAAAATTTTATTTCAATTTTACTTCAAAAGAATCATTAAAATTGCCACAGCACTTATACCACCCAATAAAGACAAGGATAAAGTATCTAAATTAAATTCTTTACCCTCCTTGCTTTGTTTTTTAGAGGATTTTTGAGGGCTTGTTGGTGAATTTTTAATGTCAGGGGGTGCTTCTGAATATTTAGGAGTAACAGGTTTGTTAAGAACAATTTTACCTGCTTTCATATTTTCAACGTAAGGGGCGCAAGTTAGAGTTAATGTATATAATGGCAAATTATAAGACATATCGTAAGGACACGGATTTGTATCAGTTGATTTATCAACAATACCTTTGAAAGATTTACCATCGTAACAATTTTGTCCTGTATTTTCTAAAGTTACCCAAAGTTTTTGGTTGTTAAAATTCTTGAGATCTAAAAACTCCATCGTTGGTTTAAATGTAACTATAGGAACTTTTTGATTATGAGAACCTAAAACATAATCCCAATTAATGATATTCATTTATTGGTACAAATTTAAATTATTCGGATTTTTGTTTTTTGGCAGCTGGTCCCTCTTCCGGTTCTTCTTTAACTAAAGCAATTTCATTGTCGCAAAAAGGACAAGTATTTTTTCTTTTTCCCCATTCTCGGATACAACCTTCGCAGAAATAATGATCACAAGGTAATACACAAACTTTAGTTTCTTCCGAAAAAGAACTCATGCATATACGACATTCAGACATCGTTTTTGCAGTGTTTTGATAGCTTTTAACAATGATATCCAATGGTTTACTTTGTTCCATCATACGTCTTTCTTGATCTTCCCTAAAACTTTCTTCCATTACAGCCCTCATAATTCTGTTTTCTAGATGCGTTTCTGTTAAATCTTGGACAAACCTAAGAAAATTTTCCAAACTTCTTCCGTGATTTATAGCATTTCTGATATTAGGAGCGAATCCTGTCGATCGTGTACTAAATGCGACTGCAGGAGCTACGGGAGCCGCGGGCGCTGCCTCCATTTGTTGTGTTGTACTAGACAATCCAGGTGGCATTTCAGGTGGTTCAGACCAGTCGGGATTACCCCTAAACATCTCATTTAAAGATCTAGCAGGACTTTGGGAAAAATTTCTAAATCCAGAATTTAACATCATCGCCAAAGGATGAACTAGTGTGATATTGGAAAATTCTTCGGGTTCAGAATCCGAATCGTCATCCAGTGAACGTTCGCTCTCTGGGATTGATTGTAAACGAGTATTAGTAACCGTGTCTGAAGTGGAAAGGAAGTTCTCAGCATGTGAATTACCAGATAAAATATTTTCTGAAACAGGAGCTTCTATTCTAAAGCCTTGATTAGAACGACCACTTGTATTTCCAATGCCCCCACGAATTAATGTTTGTTGTGGATTACTCCTTGATGAATTAATATTCGAAATATTCGTCGACTCTGATGAGTTTTCTGTAGATGACATTTTATTGATACGGAATATTAATTTAAATTCACTTTATTGCCAACCAAGAACCCATTGTAAAAGTCTCTTGGTGTGGAAAGTAAGTTTGATTTTTTTGTTTTTGATGTTTTCTTTTAAACATTTTTGGGATATCCATGCTACAGCGTTTGCATCATTTCCCTCGTATCTTTGAACGTTTGGATTACATCCTCCGGGAAAGTCTATGTAAAAATAAGAAGCATTACTAGTAGGTCTTAGCGGATATCTTAAATTTTTCGGGTTTAGTTTAATTCCAGTTTCTTCCAAAACTTCTCTTGCGGCTCCATGTGAAATTTTTTCTCCGTTATGAAGAGTTCCTTTCGGACAACCCCACAAATTACCTCTAGATTGTACCAAAAGAATTCTTTCTTTTAGAGGGTCGTATAAAAATACACCAGCTTTTTGCTGTTTTTGCTTGTGCTTATAAGATTTATTTTTGTTTTCTATGTAAGACGTTATATCATATTGGCATTCACCACAATAACACTGAAAGGTCATGTTGCTAATTATAACAAATATAATCTTAAAATGGTTTGTATATTGATGATATTTTGATATCAATATATAATAGTTTATTGTGTGGTTAACTGGTGTATGCGTAAAGGAATTTGTCTACCTATTCTGTTAGCTCTTCCTATAATTTGTGTTTTAACACCTTCTATCATTGTGTGATACAATATAATATCAGTGCATTCTTGCAAATTAAGACCAGAGCCGTTATTATTCGAGTTGAGAAATATAACTTGTAATTTTCCTTCTTTGAATTCGGCAATTGTTTTATTTCGAGATTCTGCTCGTCCCTTTATTTCTTTGCATTTGATGTTTTCTTCAACGAAGGCTCTTCTTATTAATTCAAAAGTCGCGTCTTCACTCGAGAAAATAATAAATTTACCTTCCTTATTTTCCTTCAAAATATTCACAATTGTTTCACACTTTGTAGGTTCGCGTTCTCCGCAAGTATGTACTTCATCTGTGTTCGAGGCTAGATGAATTAGCCTAGATTCATCTTCGATAGGATCCCTGCAACTTGGGCAAGTGTGTCTTTGATTAAGCCAATTCATCAAACAAGCCCCTCCAAAAACATTATTACAACAAGGAACGATTATCGGTTCGTGATTTCCGACCGGTTCAAAACATATGGGACACGTTTGATTTTGGAAATTAGCATACCTTTCTGCTAATTCCACTAACTGTCTTTCAATTTGTTCAATTTTCTCAGTCCAATTGTCAATTGCTGATTGGTTATTTCTTCTTTGACTCCTATTCAAACTACCCCTAGCATCTTCCAAATCCAATTCTAAATTTCTTCGAACCAATTCGGTAACGTCCCCGTCGCATGACCTTCCTCCTAATTGATTTATTGCGCCTCTAATATTTCCAGCATCTATCATGTTTTGAACTCGATCACTAACAAACCCTCTGATACAAGAAGAAATTGGTTGATAGCATAAATGATCTATGTAAGTTACAGGGGGCATTTCCCAGGAGGCCTTGACATATTCCTCTGAATTCTTAACTATCAACGCATTATTCCAAAATATTGCATCTATATATGTCAAACACATGCTGGCTATCATGTGATCTCTACGAGCTGTAGAATATTTGTATTTTATCAGATCAGGAGTCGCCGACACGAGCCAAATCATACCTGCATAGATAGTAGACATAGCTCTGATGTTACAAGACGGAGGTTCGTCGTAAATAAATCTTTTCCAAGCATATCTATTTTTAAAACGATCAACATGTAAATTATACATAGTAGGCGTGCAAATAACAACATCGTAATGTTGTCCAGGTCTTGGGCAATCTTTCTCATTGCAATTCCATGGATCTAACTCTCGCGCCTTTTTTCTTGTTTTAATTATTCCTATATTCAATTTAGGGGCCAAAGCAAATTCATGTTTCCATTGGGCGATTAAAGATTGGGAACAAACAACTAACGTGACCGGCATTTTATCTCTTTTAATATATCTTTCAACGACTATACCCGGAGAAGCGGATTGAATATCCTTTGATATGTAAGGTGAATTCAGATCCCAAGGCATTTTATCTCTTGCAGTAAGAACAACGCAGCTAGCTGTTTTTCCATATCCGGTCATGTCTGCTTGTATAGAAACTCGAGTTTTTACGGTGAAAACATTATCGAGATTAATTGTAGGCTCTCTTTCTCGTTCTTCCATTTGATGTACAGAGGTTAATTGATGCGGAAATAAATTTCTCCTATATTCGTCTGGTGGTGGTTGATCAACTTTTGGATATTCTTCCATTTTATTCTACAATGATGTAATTCTCTTAATTAAATCATTTTTATGAGAGTGTTTTGCTTGTTTATCTAACCATAGTCCCCCTCGAGCCAAATCTAGAACTTTCATTTTGGGCAATTCTGCTAAGAAGTTCATGTTTCTTAGAGTTATTGTATGGGTTGAAAGTAATTTCTCTATTGGTGCTTGGTATTCCTTGAGCTTTCCCTAAAAATTCATTATTGATTTGCAATTTTTTCTTTATGCTTTTTGTCCTAGAAAACCCAGCGTATTGATCACATCCCATCCCTTTATGACCCTTAAGCGCGGGGATGGATGCTCTGGGCATTTTATTTTCCAGTTCAGACATGTTTCCTCTTATGAAACGTCTTTCGTTACTGCTCTTATTAGTTACAGCTGAATGCGCTACTTTAGACCTCTCCAAGTGTAGGTTATTATTTTTCATAGGAGCTGCGTTTGGTCTATTATAGCCAGAATCTGCTGCAAAATTTATGGAATCCTTGATAGACATTCTATTTCGTTTTTTGTCTCCTGATAACAGATGAGGAATATTCTGACTCTTATTTGTACCGACTTCTGAATAATTTGTTTCTTCGTGTACAAAATGATCCGGTTTAATATCGGTAGTGATTTCGACCTTTCCTTTATGCAAAGCTATCTTATTTGTGGTAGCAAAACCTTTGAACCTATTTTTAAAGATACGACCGTTGATGTCAGAGTTTGTGTGCATTGAAGCGTCTCTTGTTCCGGTACCACTTGTTGCAGATGTTCGAAGAGGATTGTCTATGACTTGTTTGATATCAAATGGTTCTACTATTGGGGTTTGAAAATTCAAAGTAGCCGTGGGTCTGACACTGGTCTTTACTCTGTTTTGAATCTGTCTCATCTTGTCAGGAGTGGGGCATTGAGCAGACTTGACATATGAAACGAAACCTGGTTGAGTAAATGCTGATGTGTTTGTTCGAGGGAGCCTTGATAAAGGAAGTAAATCTTCCTGACGAAGTACAGGAGGTCTAAAAGACCCGTTGTCCATCAAAGGAATAGGTAACTTAGCTTGTCCTAAATAAGCACTTCTACCATCGTTGCAAGATTTGTTTGAACCCCAAGTGCCCGCATTTGTTGTCTGTCTATTTTGTCCACCGTTAGTTCCGTAATTAGAATAAGAAACAGAAACCATTGGATTTATACCACGAGGATACACTTTGATCATTTCACAAATACGATCTCCTGAATCTTCACCAATCATTCTGGTTATTTCTTGTGTTGAGCCAACTTTGTCTATTCTACGAGTAAATAGAGCTTTTGGAGGATCTTTCAAAATATTCATGTTTGTCCCCCACATTTCCACCGAAGGCAATGTGGTATGTTCTTGTTTGGGATATTGTATCATGATTCTTTATTGAACAAACTTTTTTTTAAAAGCTGCAAAACATTCTTGACACATTAAAAGTTGCTCTACCCCATGGAGATTTTTGTGCGAAAGAGTTTTCTGATTTCACATATTTAAACGCTTTTCCCGGTATATTTCTTCTAGTATCTCTATTTTTGGGAAGAGTTATTGCATCATATTCTCTCATAAATATTTTATAATCAGCTTTTGGGATACGAGCTATTCCTTCCCACTCTCGCCGCTTTCCAGCTAAATCTACAACAATTTCTTTGGGGAAATATTCTTTTAGAATCGGATTCTCTCTTGAAACAAGATGTCGAAGTTCAGGAACAATTAAATTATTACTTTCCGGTGGCAAAACAGTTATTAACTGTTGAAATGGCAACAACGGTTGATCATTGGCATATTTTTTTGCCTTGTAAGTCTCAAAATACTCGCAAACATCTGATATAAATGGAGAATAGTCCCATGGATAAAACCAACTCCAAGAAGGTATGCCTGATGTGTAATAAAGCAAAACCCACTGTAGTCCTCTAATGTATTGATGACAAATTTCCTCGACCGATATACCTGGGAATTTAGCGTTATAATAAGAATTTTTATAAGCTTCCATGTCTAATTCTTTATTTCCATCTGGGCCAGATAAAGCGGATTCCAATATCGGATCAGCGAAAAACTGAGACAACTTTGAAATTTTAATTTCTAACATAGGTTTTTCCAGTTCTGAAATGTATTCTAAAAACACTTGAAAAGAATTTCGTCTTATATATTCTCGATTACTATGACTTCGTGTAAGATATCCGAATTCTTCTTCAATGTCAGAGTAAGAACTCAATAAACTATCTATACCACCTTGTAGAATCTCTATACCAGGTATTTGAGGCAAAAAATCATTACCTACGGTGTAACACATAAGAATAAAATCTTTAATTACCCTCTTGGAACTTGTTCTGGTACCTTCTTGAATGGCTAGGTCTGGAGTTGAACTCATTCTAGCGCTTATCAGACGCCTCGCGTGACATAAATCAACAAAATGTATAACATCTTCGTTAAAAGAATCGTCTCGTAGAATGTAAACCTTTTCCACAGGGACAGCTAAACCAAGCATTATCAAGTCTGCGTCCATTCCATGAATACAAACTTTTTCACCCGTTTCTTTTTCGTTTCGAAGATATCTAACGATTTTATGCTCTCCTTCTCCTGGAACTTTTTCATTCGAAAAAATAATTTCCAGATTGTGCCATTCAGGATTACAGGTTATTTGTGTTTTGAAATACCAATCCAGATAATATGTTAATTTATCCATGATTTCAGTCCCAGGTGTCAATGAATTTGGATTGAAAGGCATTCCTTTTGTGTCGGAGTTTCTAAATCTCCTTTGTCTTTGCTGACCCATTTTAGCCGCTCCAGCTACTCCATCAACACACAACAATAATCTTTTGGTCGGTCTGACCATATTTCTATAAAATTCAATTGTTTCGGCTACCATTTCAAAAAATTTATTTTCAATTACCCAAGGTTTTGCTTTAGGTTTTAGTAGCCTTTTTTTGAATGGTGCACACTTTCCGTATTTATAACATCGTTGAGCGGCATCGTGAAAAATACCATTCATATCTATCGCTAAAGTATCGATATATTCCGCCCTTTTTAATTTCAAAAGGTTGTATATTCTTGCGTCGTTTTTATTCATGGTTTCTATACTGTCTGCGCAGTTTTCACGAAACCAAATCCAAAAATGTTTAATTCCCATAACTTTAATTCTACAATTAAAGTTTGCATGTGATAAGATCAGTTTTAAAACATATTGTGGTAATCTTGTGATTAAGAATTTCTCACAATGCTTATCGTCAACGTTGTGCCGTTCTGGTATTTGCTGAGGCACTTTTATATTCACAGAGAATCTGAGATTTAATCCAAAGTACTGTTTAAAATATTAGCTGTAAGTACTCAATCGATGATCATAGAAACACTTGTGTATAAGTTGTAATTTCCATAATACATCAAATAGTTATATATATCTCTTGTGCATCCTGATATTAGTATTATGTTGTTTTGTTTTTCAAAAGAAACTGTTTTGGAAGTAATATACCACCAAATTAATGTAAAATTCCCCTCTATTTTTTTCTTGGGTAATACAGGTTTTTCTGCTCCAATAAAAATTACTGTTTCGGGGATGTTTTCTTTAAAGGTTATATTTACGAAAGAAAAAATATCTTTAATTTTTGGATAATCGCAAAATTGCGAGCGAAAGCTATTTACTACATCCAGTAAATGATGCGAAAAATCGTGTCTCGTAAAACCTTGTAAGTTTCTAAAAGTATAAGAGAAATTTTGCTTGCCGTGAGAACAATTTGCAGCAAGTCCCAATGCTATTGATATATATTTTAAGTTTCCAAGTCCTGTAAAATTTTTACTTTTAATGTACATACCTCCTCGCGTATCCACGATGCAAATAGAATTGCCTTTGAAAAATTGACGAGCTAATTTAATGGTTTTATTCCACTCTATTTCTCTGTCAGGAACTAAAAAGGTTTTGTTTGTCAAACATTCTTTCAAATATAAATCTATCATAAGAGCTGGTTGTATGAAATAACCTTCTGTATTAGTTTTGCGCCACGATTTGTAAGTTGAAGATTTGTTGTTATAAGTTCTGTGCATAATTTTTAGACATTTTTTGCCAGAATTTTTGAAATTAATGCAATCCCAATCTTTTGTGCATGCTAATGATTCTGGCAAATTTAACTTTTTACGCATAGGAGAAACGTATATTACTCTGTAATCAACTAATGATATATGTAATTGATGGCATAATTCCGCAACTATATGGAAAGATCTGTTTAGAGAACTATGTTCACTTGGCAACCATTTAATGAAAAAACGATCGTACGGTAGTCCTTGCATATAATTTGAAAAATTTTCCAAAAAAACTCCAGAAACATATCGAACTATTTCATTCTGCACTTTCTTAGCAATTTCCAAAGTTTCTTCGGTTATTTTACTATTATAATTTTTTCGTACAAATTGAATGTTAGAAAGTTTTAAAGCTTTTGGAAAAAGCCAATATATATCATCCCATCTTCCTTTTGTCGGTATTAACTTGTATATTTCCCCAAAAAATGCCGGAAAATTAATTAAAAGCCATTGATAAGCATATCTACCTAACATTCTTTGTCCCAGACCGCCTCTAGGATTTCTGATATGAAATATTAAAACAAAAAGAGACTTGTGTAATTTACGGGGAACTTTTTTGAGAAGGGAAGTTAGTTTTGGGTAATTTAAATTGGTGTTAGCCAACAGGTATAATTTTATGAGTGAATTATCAACATTTGTTTTAATTTTTGAATCAAATTTCAACCCATAATTATACACTTTACTATAAAGTACATCCTCCATTTAATAAATAGCTAGAAAATGAAAACATCAAATATGATATACATATCATATTTGTCAATTTAAGGATATATACTGACAGAGGATTTATAGGAGTAAATCTTCCAGATCATTTTGAGATTCGGAAAAACTTTCTGAAGTTTTTTCGTTATCAAACAATAATTGTATGCATCCGGTACCCACAGAGATTGGTTTACCTATCATCAACGAAGAACTACATCCTTTGGCACTTTCTTTCTCAGCATTGACACCCGCCATCATAAAATTGTGTAATGATTCTTCAAATGATGCTTTGGCAAGAGGACCTGTGAAATCTCTTTGCATTCCATATCGTGAGATAGCTGTTAATGTTCCGCTCTGAGTCATTATGTCAACAATCAATAAAGTATGTCGTAAAGACAAATCTCCACCATCACCGGCAATCCTGGAATATTCATGGATCAAAAATTCTCTTGCCGCTTCTATACCTAGAGCATCGTATATCTGCCACATATCATTAGACACAAGTTCATGGAAATTAACATTTGGCTCTTGAGCCATTTCAATGAAATTACTGCCATTTGTTGACACCATCCATTTATCATTATCATCCCTTTCAAAAAATACTTGTTTAATATCATCAATTCCTTGAATTTTAATGTTCGACAACATGCCGCGATAGTGCTCTTTTGATTTTGTATCCATATCAACACTTGTGACATAAATATCAATTATCGCGAGTTTGAGAGGAGAAATGACGCAAATAACATCATCAAACGAATCTTTGACAGCGTCACTAATATCTTCTAACGTTATGTTTCTGTTAAACAATTGTTCTCGATCTAAATGTAACCTAAGTGCAAAATCTGCTTGTTGGTATTCTTTACCGTAAATTTTATGATAAATTTTGTAATAATTATCTTTGCGGGCAATTTTGGTTTCGAGAATTTCAAATAGCTCTATGATTTCCCCCAAAAAAGTACACGCAAATTTTCTGCTACTTTGCCTAACACTTTCAAGTGTTTGATTACCTGCGTGTAATTCAACGGTCATTGATCGGTTTTTAGGATTTTTTGTAGCGTTCAATAATTCTGTGAATCTGGGAACTCCACTGGTTACAGCTAAATTTGCAAGACCCGCACTGTGAAACGTGTTCAGAGTTATTTGAGTTTGTTTCTCTCCAAGAGACTGTGCCATAGTCAATCCAACAGACTCCCCAGCTGCTACCATAGTCTTATATACATGGTTTCTAATAGTTTGCATAAACTCTTTTAACGATTCTGGGTGTATTTCAATATCCTGTAACTGAGGCTTAATATCAGAATGTATTCTACATCTAACAGCTTCAGCTACTTTTTTAGGCAAACCTTTGTGGGGTTCCATATACTGTAAAATTATTTTAATTTCATGAGGCGTAAGATTGCGAGTCATATCATTAATTATAATTTTATGTTTAAGGAATTCAGTTTTTAAAGAAATGTACTCGCAATCTCAACATAATTCAAGTGCTACTCTTATACCCAAAAATGCACATGAACTTAAACAAATTGTCGATAAAAAAAGAATTGTTGTCATAAAATTCCATGCAGAATGGTGTGGACCTTGTAAACAAACCGCTGGACAATTTGAACAAATGTCGCGTGATTTGACTAATAATTTAATATCTTTTGTTTCTTTGGATATTGATAAAGACTCAAGCATGGGTGGAAACTGGGGTCAATTATTTCAAGTCAATGGTGTTCCGTGTTATAAGTTTTATATAGATGGTGAAATGAAACCAGAGTTTACACAGATGGGAGCTGATCTAAACCCCGTTTATCAAATTATAAAGGAAAATTACCAATTAATTTCTCACACCACACCTGTCTAAAGAAAATTAAATGAAAAATAAATGAATTTTAAATGCAAAAGACTACTTTTACCTTTCGCGATTGGTTTTGTTGCATTGCCTTTTTTTCTCGAAATGTTTAGAAATGTTATTTGGATAGCAGTTTTGTATTTTACTGGAAGTTTGCTTATTTTGTTAAATTTTCCGTCTTTGAGTATATACCCGCATTCAAAACCATTTTATATATCCGATTTTATTAAAGAAGATAATGACAGGCGTTTTGTAGCTGTGTATAAAGTGTTTATGATATTAGTGATGTCCGGTATGGCATCTGCTTTCGCCGATTATATTTTCATGAGAGAAATTACCAAAAAGAGTGTAACAGAAATAATGGCAATCATTGGTGGAAATATGGCAATTTATCTTAAAATACAAAGCATCACAGGAAAAATCATGCTCAAAGTATGCGTTTGTTTGAGAAATAGAGAAAGATCTTTATCTGATACAGGCAATGAAGAATTGGTTTAATTTTTGATAGAATTTCTATTAAAAACTAATATTTGACACAAGAAAATGCCTTTTGTAGAATTTAATCCGGCTACTGATTTTGTAGTTCCAATGGCTTTGTATAACAAAATTGACGATAATCCAAGATCCTTATTGCAATTTCCCATTTTACAAAACAAAAAATGGTATTTCCCCGAATCTTTATTTGGAATGGAACTGCAATTTATTTTTTATGTGTTTTCTCCTTCTATATTGCCTTTACCGCCAGAAACTTTTATGTTTAACGTGGAATGGAAAAACGAAGCACCGTATGGCATTATAGATCTTTTGTATATTTTCAATAACTACGACGTTAATTCGTTAGAAACATCAACGGTACATGGAACTGTTGTTTTCGGTGCTTATAGAAAGCCAGTTCCTGGGACTATTCCGCTATATGTACACCGAAGAAAAACTTCTGATGGTCTCAGTTCATTTATTTCTATCCAAAGTAAACCCCCAGAAGGGTTTGATTGGTCTTCAAGATTATACGAGTTAAATCCTGATATTTCTCCTATATTTGTCATGAAAGAAAAGCCCAAGGGGTTTTCTGTTAATAATGCTGAAATCTGTGTTCCATCCAAAAATACAAACACTTCAATTAATGATTGTAACAAACAAATTTCTAGTTACAAAAAGGATATAAGCGCTGGTGTTTCTCCCGAGACTATTGTAAATAAAAATTTATCAAGCCTTGGGTCTGATAAATCAAGTAATTATTGGTTCTGGGTATCTATTTTCTTTTTATCACTGGTAGTTGTTTCAGCGTTTGTGCTATCAAATCCGTAATTTTTATACCATTCTTTACCTTGGAAAACTTCCATCACATCTTTTTCTTCTTTTGTTAAGTCTGAAGGTAAAAGACCGCTTTTCAATCCCATAATAATGTGAGCAACCGAATCTCTAGCAGGTTCTGGTATTGGTACACCAGTATTTGTTCCGTCGGTGTAATTAATTGAACCATGAAATTGGTTACCTATGGTTTGGTATTGTTGATACTGATCTTCTGACATATTATCTTTCGCGGTTTTCCATCGTGAATCGTTCCACAATGAACATTCACTTTCATCTTTTACTCTATTTTGAAATATAAGATTTCTGGGGTCAATTTTTTGCCCATTTTTCATTGTTCCGGCGTCCATTTCTCCTCTCATCATTTTTTGAAAATCTTCCATGTTTGGAAGTTTGACAGTAGTTACTTCTTTGCTCATGTTTTCTATTATTATCTTACTTTAAAATTTGAATTTCTTCTCGAAAACATGACCTAATATTCGACATTGAGGCATTCTAAACACGTGATCATCCAAATCAATGTATTCAACTGTTTTAAAACTTTTACGGAATTCTTCTATGGACATGTTCCCGCCATAAGATCGCAGAAGTCTCCAGTGGGGAGCTGGTTTCAAAATTACGTCCTCTATATTGGCACCCTCGAAAATTTTTTGATAAAGGCAATATAGCAAACTAGAAGAGTCTTTGTAAATATTTTCGGTGTAACTATCTTCAATATATGCTAAACAACAGTTGAATGAACAAAATATTCCATCCATGATAAAAAATTCTTCATGGTTTTCTTTTATCTGGAAAACAGACTCGTGATCTTTCATCAATAGCTCGAGAATTGATTTGCGGAATTTACTAATGTTATCGGTTATTGAATACTTGTCCTTTGTTATCTCCGAATGATAAGTTTTAGTAACTTTACCCGGGACAAAAGAAACCGGGCAACCAATGGGGGTTGTGGTGAAATTATGCCTACACCACCAACAACAAGTAGTTGTTGAAGCAGGGAGTCTTTCATTTGCAATTAAATCTTGCATCGTTACAATACAGCGATGATTTTTCTTTGATTCATCTACAAATGAATGTGCAATATCCGAATTTTGAACAGCGGGTAGATCTGTTATTAAAGTTGTGTCAGCCGCAGCCGCGGTATCCACACCTATATTCGACAACAAACTAAATCCGTATTTAAGATCGACCACTTCTGGATCAATCTTAGATAGAATAAAAGTATGCTTGCTTTTTCTTAATCTTTTAGGAGGCATTTACGCGAATCAAAATATAATTTATAAAATCATTTTATCACTATAACTAAAAATGTCATGCGAAGGTAAATTTTGGACAGAAAAATTTTCTGAACTTTTTTGTAACTTCGAGATTATACCACTGCCAAGTATGAGTTTTTCGGAACAATTAAATGCTATAGTTAAATTAAGTGTGTTGATAGGACTCTTAATATGTTTTTTTATGGCAATATCGAGAAACTCAAGATGGTGGTATGGACTTGTATTTATGGCAGTTGGAATATTATTGACAGTTATTCTTTTCTATTCTCTAAGAAATATGAAATGCACAGAGAATTATGAATCTCCGACTAATCGGGTTCCGTTATCGAAAAGACCCTCGTCTACAAAGTCGTGTGCCGAAAAATATAGCGTAGAATTTTTTGACGTAGGTGGTTGTGCGAATAAAACTGTTAATAATTGTTCAAGAAATAGCAACAATCCAGCTAGAATAGCGACGATATATAGTCAAGTAAATCCTGGACCAGATTTTGTTTCTGTAAATCAAAATCTGGTTGGGAATCCAGCAAAACGTACTATGGTAGCTCCTGTAAGAGTTCCTCCACCCATGTCGTCTGCTTGGAGAGAAAACAGTTTAGTTGTCAGATCCGGTATTAACACCGCGACAAACCAAGATTTGTCTAGATCTGGTTATTTAGTTAGCCAAGAAACTTATGATTGCGCTGATAATATTGGTCAAACAATGTGTATCGGTGATAAAGATATGAATCTCGAACTATTACAAGATACTTTTACACCCATAGAAGATGTGGTTGAGAATTTTACTAATCCTAACGATGTTTCAGTTAACGGTGATTTTACCCCATTAACAAATACTCCTATAGGGGATAAAACTTACAATTTTCCATATCATCAAAGTAAAAAAACAAACTTATATAATTTAAGTGATAATCACTATTCCGGAGACGTGCTTATGAGTGATGGATATTTCCCAACACAACCAATTGATAATAATTTACCAAGTAATGTAGCTTTTGGAAAGTGCGCTAAAGATCCAGTGTTTGACGAGTACAACAAGCAAACTTACACTTCGACTTTGCAACCAGGGGTTTACACTCGAAATCAAATAGTCGAACCCATAAGCTCAAATATTGGAATTTCCTTTACACAGCAATTTGAACCAGTAACCTGTAAAAAGGATAAAAATGGTACAACTTTTATAGGCCATGATCCTAATATTACACCTGTTCCTTTTGAAAAACCAGAACAATTAATTCCGTATGACCGACAAACGCATTTGTCAGATATTTACGATCCAAGATACACTGGTTATGGTACTAGTTATCGTTCATACGTTGAACCGGTAACAGGTCAGGTTAGATTTTATTACGATGATGTAGATGCATATAAACGGCCTAACTATATTACCAGAAGTAAGGTTGATTTTATACCTTCAAGTGTTTCTACACAGGCAATTCCCAATTCACAATATTTTGAAAAACAAAACAAATATGCAAGAACTATCGCGCATCAAAAATTTGCAAATGACACAATGGATTTTAGGACAGATCTACAAGAAAGATTAATGCGTAAAGCTAACGCAAATCTTGAACAAACTAGAAGATTCCCTAAACATCAAAGAAGTTTTACACGCGGTGGTATGTGCAATCCCAGATCCCGATAATCTTAAAAGGGTTTTACACTTTTTCAAAAAAATTATTTTTCATCTCTAGATAAAAAATATGTCTACTACTACTAAAATTTTAGTTTCTGTCGCAGGAGCCATAGCACTAGGTCTTTTGGTACTTAATGTTGCCGGAGCTTCTAAATCTTCCCCTGTTGTTGAAAATTGGACCAATGTGGCATTAAGACCAAATATGCACACTGTTTCTTATTCAAAATCGGGAGGCAAAAGTTTGTTAAGCGACTTGCCTGACTCTGTTTTCTTTCAGCCAACGCCAAGTATGCAGCCAAAAACTGTAATTGGCGCTACCAATATGATGGCTAATTCCATCGGATCAGCCGGACCTCGTATGGCTCTGGCAGGACCTGGTCTTGGGGTGCAAGCCGGGTTAAACTCAACACCTTTCGAAAATTTTGAACAAGCTGCTAATATTGCTGAGCATTACACTAGCCATGGTAGCCATAAAGGTGGTCACATGCACCAAAAATCTTCCCCGGCGGGTTGTGGACCTGCTGGAACTATCGCAGCTGGATACGGAAGGTCAAACTTAGTTGGAGCTGATTTTGATGCCCTTTCGGGTCCTCATGGTCAGTCCAAGGATTCGATGCTCGAATCGAGTGGTACCAGTTTTGCTAGCGAGCTTCCAGTTGCGTCGATGGATGGAAACGTCGGAGCTGCTTTCATGACTGATCGCATGGTTTACTCGACCCTCCAGCGTGCTAGGTGCCCGGGAACAGTTGATATGATTCGTGGTGATCTTGCTATTACCCCGTGTGGTCAATACATGCAAACGTCCGCCAGACCTGCTGATAGTCTTAGCACAGGTGCTATGGCTGCCATGTTTGGAATTGGTAACGGTTCTGGTGGTGCTAACGATACCATTCGTCTTGTGTCCATGGATGCGGCTAATGGTGGTCTTTCGGCCTTGTCTGGTATGAACGTCACTGATCTTGTCGAACAGGGTGCTCCTCCTTCCTCCGTGAATGCATCCACGTTTGCTAGTACTTCGGCTAATATGGTTGCAAATGCATATGCAAATCTTAACCAATCTGGTTCTCGTATGGCAGGTGCAAACCCAACGAACGGCGATGTGGCTGGAATGAGTTCTCCTGCCGCCCTTTACACGGGATACACATCTTTTGCCTAATTACATTTATAGAATTAAAAATGAATATTAAAAGTTGTATTTTGGTGTCAAGCAACTCCATTTGGCTTCTTGTATAGCTTGTGATGGTTTTTTTAAACACCTCTGATCTCCTCGAGGATGAGTGTATATATAAGCGCCTTTGCGTCTTATTACTTTGTTGAATAAAAGTGATAGATTAACCAAGAAACTAAGTAATTAGATTCGTGGTTTAGTTTTTTCTCGGAAAAGATCTCATAGGAAACGATGAGAACAATTCGAGAAAACCTGTCTTGTTAAATTTTCCAATGGGTGCAGCACTGCACGCGGACCGTGTTTGCGAAAGCGAACTCTTCTGCGCTGGTATTTAATTAACATTTTTGGGAACACCTAAATTAGAAATCTTTGACGCGAAAGTACAACTATCGTAGCTAGTTCTTCTATATCACGTTGAAATAACTACAAATTAATTGCTCGGTAAACATCCAACTACTCGTTATAAACTATATCAAAGAGGTAGAGTTGAACACAGTGTTTCTAGAAACTCTTTCTATTTTTAGTATATAACTTGGCAAGTTGAGTGTGTGTAGCGCGCACACACTCCGGATGCGTGATTTGATTGTGTTAAATGATATTAAATATATCATTTAATTTATTACATAAAGTGCGTAACTTAATATTACGAGAGAAAAAAGTAAAATAAGTATCGGCAAACAATTTTTCTTGGGTTTTTCTTGTAAAGAATTTGAAACAGTTTCATTTTGTTGGTCCCATTTACATGAATAAAAACAATTAGGTTGTGTATATAAAACTTTATTATCATGTCTGGCAATTTCTCCAGATGTTTTCGCTTCTGATAAATTTATAGACTTGCAAACTCCTTTATCACAATAGTAAACTTGTTTGCTTGGTGTGAATGTAAAAATAAGACCTTTGTTTGGTAGCAAAGATTTTGCTAGATAATTTAAGTCTTTGAAATGAGGCGGATTGATATGTTTACCCCATTGTCCAATACTGCCCGGCAGCAAGTGCAATTCCCCAGTTTCTTTGTCGCTTACAACAAATTTATCATAAATTTTAATCGCAAAAGGTTCACCATAAGTTAAAATTGCATCTTTGGAAACTTTGTTTATCGGCAAAATTTGGAAAGCGCTTTCAGAAGATTGTTTCCAATTACGATGCGGACTTCCTGACAATTTATCCAATTGACCACTGTCTTCTAATACTATAGAACTCTTGCGATCACCTTGTATGAAAGACAAAAAATTACCAAAGTTTACTTTGTCGATTAATTCGTCGATAAAAGATGACAAAATTGTAATTTTGCTGCCAACAGGTTGCATTTTAACAAACCCTTGCTTTAATTCCAGTTCTCTTTTCCATGTATCAACCAGTTTTACTTCGTCGTTCATAAAAACAGCATTTGCTTCGTCAGGTAATTTTCCTTGTTTTAACCATACATTTTTAATAAAAGTAGCTGTAGTTGCATTTTTAGTCAAGGGAAAACTGTCTTTTGGTTTTACGTAGTACAAAGGATTGGCTTCTGGGTAATAAGAACCTGTAAATATAGGTAAACAAGTTGTGTTATTGTTTTTGTCGATAAAATAACCAAAAGTGCATTCATCATTATCAGAGCAAGTTTTAATACAATCGTTAAGACTTACACCTTTAATGCATTCAGCGTTTAATCCATCTCTGCATCCTTTTGGGGGAACTAAAGGTTTTGGATTCGCATCTTTGAATACTAAAAAAGTTTGATTATTAATCTCATAAGGTTGTGGGGAACCAATATTTAACTCAGAATTCATAATTTGTTTAAAAGGGCAAAAATTAAATTTAAAATGGCATTTACAAGTCAAAATTATAGTTCTCCATCTGTTTTATCATGGGGAAAAATCGAAAAATATGATTCTCCTTATCTTGAGAATGCATGGAGAATTGGAACTATAGGGGATGGTTCCTGTTTTTTCCACGCTATTTTAACAGCTGTGGATAAAAAATACAGAGATTTAAATGGGGATGGAGTTCGAGGCGTTGCGGAACAGGAGAAACAGCAGCGAGCTAGTTCTATTCGAAGTAAAATCGGCAGAAAGCTGACTATGCAGAATTGGCAAACTCTTCAAAAAGGCGAACCGTCATTTCTAGCTCTGACTGAGGAATTAAGAAATACCGAAAAGATCGTATCAAAAGTATTTAAGTCTTCAGACAAGTATAAAGTATCTAAAAGTCGTTCTTGGATTTACAAAGCGGTTTCTAAAAAATCTATGAAATTAATTCACCATCTTTGCGGTGAAAATTTGCTAGATATGTCTCAGTTTGGAATTGAAAGTAAAGAAAATGAGGTTTACAAGGATATGAAACAACTCAGACAAATTTTTACTTCTCAAGAAACTAAAATTTTTGTAGAAAAAGTTTCCGCAAATGTTAAATCTATTTTGAAAAAGTTTGATAGTGAAACTGTCGAGAAAGCTGTAACAGAATATCGCTCTTTAATGTCAAAAACATTTGACATGTCCGGTAAAATGGCTTTACAAAATTTGGTAGATCATTTTACAGATCCAAACGAATGGATTGGCACCGAATATTTAGTTTTTTTGTCTGATCAGTTCGATGTGAATATTATCGTGATTGATGCTCAAACCAAATTTCCCTATATAACAGCCGATTTGGATTATATTAAAAATACAAGACAAACCATTCTGTTACTGGCTGTTAATCAAAATCATTACGAGTGCATTGCCACTCAATTGTCCAACACAGGAAGAAGGGCCAAAATTACCTGTAAGTTTAAAACATCAAACGAAACAATCCAAAAAATTACTTGTCTGATGAATAAACAAAAAGCCTTCGAAAAATATCCAAATTTGGCAAGGCAAATGTACAATGAACCTTCGGATAAGATGGAAGAAGATTCTTCCGATGAAGATGATGGCAGATTAGTTTATTCAGATTCGGAGGACGAAGATAGCGATTAGTCAAATTTATAAGAAAATCTTATAAATGAAAAAGAAGACTTAAATTAAAATGGATGTCGTCAATTTTATACCAGATTATCCAGAAATTGGACCTAATATAGCTAATGAGTTATATCATAAGCAAGAATTTTATGAAAATAGATTAGCTGCTGAACCAGTTTCTTTAAAAGGAGACTTATTCCCACAGCAAAAAGTTGTTGGAAGATTTTTAAGTGGACAAACACCGTACACAGGGTTGTTAGTTATGCATGAAACAGGTACTGGGAAAACATGCGCAGCTTTTGCAGCGGCCGAAGCAAATAGAAAATATGGTAAAAAAGTAGTTTTCTTAGCACCTAACACTGGAATATTAAATCAACAAAAAAAGGAACTCATTGAAACTTGTTTTCCAGAAACGTACAAAAGCATTTCTGGAAAACAAAGGCAAAGACTGTCTGGCTATTCTTTTGAAACAGTAGGTACTTTTGCCAATAGTTTAAACAAAAAGAGCGCCCGAGAGATAAAATCTCAATACGATTCGGGTAACGGAACTCTTTTCATAGTAGACGAAATTCATCGTCAAACACAAAAATCAGGAGCAGAAAAAGAAAACTACTATAAAAAATTAAAAGATTTGTTTCAACCTGAAAATCCAGAGAATAGATTGAAAAATTGTAAGGTTTTGCTGCTGTCAGCAACCCCCATGTTTGACGGTCCTAAAGAAATTTTGAGCGTCATTGCATTAATAACATCACCTGAAGATTTTGAAGCTGCTGAACCACGAAAAAACTTCAGGAAATTTTTAGATGAAGGCGATGAAGAAGCTTCCAAAGAGCTTGCAAAATTATTTCAAGGCAGGATCTCTTTTATGAAATCTCCTATGGGAGCTGTATATAAATTTATTGATAAAGTAGTCCCCGAAAATGTACCAAAAAAAGTTAAATTACAGCTTGTCAACGTAGTAAAACCTCTTAAATTGGTTTCATGTTTTATGGGATCAGAACAAACAGAAGCGTATTGTAAAAAGGTAAATGAAAAGGTAGAAGGTCTTGATAAAGGTTTATTTCAAGCAATAGATTTGGCTTCTATGGGAACCGCAGAACACTCGGTCAAATATACAGAATTCGTTAAAAACGTTGAGGAAGCTTTCAAAAACAAAAAGAAAAGCTTTGGGTACGTCAGCTCTGTCACAAAAGTACTAAATATCTCGAATACTAGACTTCTAAAAGGTCCTTTGGTTAGATTCCTACAAAGAAAAGGATGGAAATCGTGGAGTAATGGTCTTAAAACTAAAAACAAAAGATTTGCTGTTATCCAAGGTGCTACGAAAGAAATTGATAAAAAAGCTATTTTAAAAGCTTTTAATAGTCCTGAAAACTGTTTCGGTGAAATAATATCTTTACTTATTGGAACAGAAGCTAGTAGAGAAGGTATAACCTTAAAAGATGTACAGCAAGTTCATGTTTTACAACCTGGATGGAATTATTCAGGGTTAGAACAAGTTATGGGACGAGCAATTAGGGCTAAATCTCATGATGTTTTGATTGAAAAGCTCAAAGAAACCGATGTTCAATTTTTGGGGGTAGATATTTATTTATACGCTGCCATACCAGATCCAACGGTAGAATGCAAACAGCTTTTTGATTCAGAAAAATACGAGGCTGCTATGAATTCGTTAGATGTAAGAAAATACATTGACAACGTGTCAAAAGACAAAGTAATAGCTAAAATTAGATACTTAATTAAGGAAAACGCGATTGATTGTCCTTTATTTTACAACAGAAATTTACGCACAGTTGATGGTTCGAGGGATTGCGACTACGAAGATTGCAAATACACATGTTCTAATTTTGATATGAGTAAATTAGATAATTTAGAGTTTTGTGAAGACGAAACTGGCGAATTGTGTTTAAAAACAGCTAATTTTAATTATTGGTATGATACCAAAGCGATAAATTTTTGCATTAAGGTATTGAAAAGATCGTTAAAAGCTAGTGAGATAAAAAAGAGGACTTGCACAGTATCAAATATGTCATTAATTATCAAACAAATTGCTAAAAGGGGTACTAAAAAGGGCTTAGAATGGAATCCAAATATGTTAATTTCGGATGTTACAATTTTAAAAGCTATCGATAAAATGATAGTGGAAAAAATACCCGTGGAGAATGCCGAGGGATTTATGATGACGTTGGGGAAAACAGGAGAAAAGTTATTTCTTACACCTGGATCATTGCAACAAGGAAATCACAAGGGGTTTGTACTAGATCTCCAAGAAGATCCCGAATATATAGAAAAAGTGGGAAATTTTATAATAGCTGAAATTCTCGAAGAGGACTGTAGAAATATTATACAAATTTTAGATATTTTTTCTAGCGATATGATATTTAGCACTTTGAAAATGGCTGTGAACCAAAAGATAGCTAGGAATGATAGGTTATCAAACGAGATAGTTGCAAAATACACTCGTAGTGGATGGATTAAACAAACTTCTGTAGATGACCAAAAAATATGGATAATAAATTTGAATTTTATGGAAGAAGAACAAAAAATAAGTTTACAAGCGTATCGCTCTGAAGGCGATAATAAATGGTGTGGAAACAAAGCAGTGGTTGAATTAGACAAAAGTGTTGATTTAGATTGTTTCGAAGAAACTGTACTATCAGGGGATTTAAAATCCTTTTTCTCCGATAAGCTAAACGAAAGGGTCAGATACATTTTAATCGAATTTCCCGGGGAAACGGTCGTTGAGCAAGGATTGTTAAATTTATCGATTTTTTATGATAAAGATAACAACATAGTTTTATCTAAAGTTTTTGCAAAAAAGGCGGCAAAGATGGAAGAAAAAGGTGAAAAAATAACTAAAGAAAAAGTAATCAAAGACAAAAAATTAATATCAAAAAAGAGTCTCCCGAGTGGTAAAAAATTAAAAAGTTTTAACATCAAAGACAAAATTGCGATTATTCAAGAAATAAACCCTAAAATCAACAAAAAACTGGATTCAATGCAATCCGAAGAATTAAGCAATGTAATAATCGCAGAACTTAAAACAAAAAATTTAGTGATAGATGGCCAGCTAGGTGATAAAAATATATTAGAAATATTATTTCAAAGTCTGGTAGAATTTTTACCATCGGATTCTGAACAATAATAAAAAAAATTTTTCTTCTCCATAAGAAAACAATGATTTCAATTGAAGCGTCAACAAGAACTTGTAAAGTCGACACAGCCTCCGCGGCACGTAGTGAATCAGATCGTTTCCTTAACCCAAATTTAGTGGTTTGCCCAAACTGGACCGGTTTTGATCTCGCCGGTCGTCAGGTGTGTGCCGATTCTTTTTACACAAAAAGAGCAGGCTGCAACAGCGCGGCTGATCGCGTTATAGTCGAAAATAATCTGCGGCCTCAATACTACGATTACATTAATTTGTCGGATGAAGGTCTTCGTTCGCAGTTGTACGGTGACAACATGTACTACACCGATGCAGGAGTTTTGCGTAAACAGCGTAAAATGGCCGAGGGTCAATCCGGTAACTTTGGTGGTGTCTTTAGTTTCCCTGGTACTAATGAAGCAACTTGCTCTTACGGTGCTTACGAACTTGGACAACAACAAGTGCAACGTCAAATGAGAGCAAATGCAATGAAGGGTCATCACGGTCGTCACGGAGATAGCACTGGTCATCATCACCATGTCGAGCATTTCCAACCGGATCCTCGCAACCCTTTCATGGGTAACAGAGAATTAGCCCGTGCTAATGCAGCTGCTACCAATGGTTTCCGCAACTGTCAGTTTCGCTCGAGGAGCGGTTTCTAAATACTTTTAAAATACTTTATAGGACTTCCTCTAAAGTATAAATGATGAAAATACTTTCTAGTTTCTCTATCGTGGCATGTGTTTTTATGTTTGGAGTTGATTGTGCTTCTATTCTGTTATACAGGTTTATCACTAAAAAACAAATTGTCCCCCACAATGCGCGATGGTTTTTTATACATGCAATTACAAATTTGATGGTATGTGCTCTTGGATATAAAGACATTGTTTACTGTTTAACGAATATAGATAAATGTTTCCAAACTCCGTGGAATACCAACTCTTTATACACATTTGAATTAGCAATAATATCTCATTTGTATCATATTGTAATGTTTTTTAAGAATTTAAAACGCGATGAATGGGTACATCACATCGTTATGCTGGGTCTAGCAGCTCCTGTTACTATTTTAAAACCAAGTAGGGCTACAACTGTTGGTTTATTTTTCATGACGGGATTGCCTGGATTTGCAGATTATTTACTATTATGGATGGTAAAATTGGGAAAATTGAACCCTATGACTGAAAAATTGTTTTATACCTGGATTAGTATGTGGCTTAGGTCTCCCGGGTGTTTGTTAGCCTGTTTTTTGGCTATACCAAGCTTGATTAAAAAGCCTGATATTTACGTTATTTTGCAAGTATTGCTAACTTTTTGGAACGGTCAGTATTATCTTGCAAAAACATGTATTGATTATGGTAAAAAATCAATGAACACAAATAAAAATAACGGTGACGGTAAGACTGCACGCACAGCAGCCTAATAAGACAAATAAACGTTTGTACGGACACTCTGCGCGATTTATTTCAGTAATATCAGATGTTTCATCTGAATTAGTCGAGGTATCACTGTCACTACTCGAATTTAATAAATTATATTCTGCTCGTATTTTTTGAATACTGTCTCTACAAACAGGACACGCGTGATTTCTTCCAGTAGAAATTTCTTGATTTTGCCAATCAGTTAAACACTTTTTACAAAAGTAATGATTACATGGAGTTTGCAAAGCCATTTCCATTTCTTGTAAACAAATAGGACACTCAAAATCATTCATTTCTGTAAAAAGATTTTGTTTTTAAGGTTCCCCCTTTTTATAAAAAGATGTTAATAGGCCTGGCTATATTTATTGTACTTTCTGCAATATGTTTGTATTTCTTGGTTAATTCAAAACAAAAAGACCTGGTAAGTATTTGGATAATGGCTATAGCACTTGTAGTACAAGTTGCTCTTATGGTTGTTTGCTGTTGTTTTCCCGAGAATAAAGTGAGAGATAATTTTGTTCATATAGTTCATTATTTTGCGTTGATAGCTGTTGTAGTGGGCATACTTTTTGGAAATACGTTAGTTAATGGATACATTTTAACTTTAAGTGTTGTGGCGTTAATTTGGAGATCTTTTAGAACCGACGAGCAAGGAAATTGTCCTTTTGAGGATCTAACTAAATCACAATTTCTACCTGACACTCCTCAGGCTGACGGTGACGTGTTTTTCTCTATATCAGCTGTTTTTGCAGCACTTAAAATCTTATTTTTACATTTCAGCTCAAATTCAAAATAATTATTTGGTTAAATTACATAATTTAACCAAAAACAGATTCTTTACACAGGATCATTGTTAAATGATAATTTTTTTGCTCCACTGCAAATATTTGTGACATCATCGCACATTGAGGATACATTTTACCATTAAAAAAAGTATACAAAGCCTCTGATGGTCTTAAGTTTTTTAGATATCTTCGTACAACTATCATTAGTTCTCCGAGACTAAAATTGTTTGGTACCAAAAATTTTGTTCGAACCAAATCTAAAGTTTTTTCATGGCATTTAATTATTATAGGAACCCGGTCTGGGTATTTTTCCAGCAAATTATATGCAGAATTGGCTTCCATTTATCTAAAGTTTAAAATCTTTTGACAAAATGAATGATTGCGATAAAGCTTTTATGGTAACCAAACTCAAGGATGTTGTATCTCGATTAGAAGCTAATAATTCATCAACAGATGAAATTTTAAGAATCAAACATTTTCTGATCAGTCAAATTTCAAGTGAACAAAAAGACCCAGATATGACAAATGCTTTATTTTTAGGATTTTACATACAATTAATAAGAAATAATCTTGAAACAAGATAAATGGCTTCGTTTACATTAATAGAAAAAGGTTCTAGTAAATACGGGGATGCGAGCAAAGTTCAGCCTTTGTACATAGCCCCGTTGGTTGCTTTTACCTCAGTTGTTCCAAAAATTACTGCAAAGCATAAAAATGCGTTACAAGCAGCGGCGGCTGTTCAGTTACCAGTTTCTTGGGATATAAGAAAAAATGGTACTGTTAAAAATGGACAAAAAGGAATTCATCCTCTAGTTTTGAATCAAGGAAAATGCGGTAGTTGTTGGGCACATGCCATAGCCGGAGTATCTTCAGATTTGCTAGCATTAAATCACGGGGTTGCCGAAACCGTTAGTGTTACTTCTGTGATGATTAACACGGGCGAGAACGATGAAGATGTTGGATCTAATGTTGCTCCTTCTATTTGGCCTAGGTCTTTTCAAGGAAACCCGGTGAATATGGGGTGTGGAGGTGGTGATCCTCGTATGGGAGTTGTATCTCTTGCAGGTGGTGGATTACCATTAGTATTTGATTCTTGCAATGACTATACATGGTACGACGTTACTTGCAATGGAACTTCCATGCCGGTAAGCGCCAATGCATCCACTTCTAAATTTAATCAAGCTGCTGCTAGCTTTTTAACAGGTAGCCCGGACGGTTCAATCCCAACCTCTAATTATGGCACTCAGGCTTGTTATTACAAAGGCAAACATTCTATCATAACAATAGATCCAAATTCACTATTGTACCAAAGAGGTATGGAAGGTTTGTTGGATGGAAGAATTCGTAACATGAAACATTTCAATTCTGGAACATATTCTCCTGCTCAAAAAGCGATAATGAATCATTTACACACTAAAGGTTCTGTTATAGGATGTTACGCTGTGTTGAGTGATTTTATTGCCGGCAAACCAGGGAATTTGCAACAATCTACACATCAATACAAAAGTCCTCAGTTGCAGGCTAATCCTCACATGTCTTGGAAGAAGTTAGCTAATGGCGAATATGTATACATAGAAAATAATAATACGGCTTCTTACGCTGGTAACCACGCCGTTGTTATTGTTGGATATAATGTAAGTACCTTGAATGGGGTTAAAATTCCTTATTGGATTGTTAGAAATTCGTGGAGTGAACGATGGAACGATGATGGATATTTTAATATCGCGATGTTTCCCGTCAATGTTTTCTCACAGTTTTCATACGAATGGCAAAATTACGATCAAAGTTTACTTCCAAATGGAGCGTTGGAAACACCACCTGGGGCGGGTACAAGTGGAATTTACGTCACTTTTGAGCTGAAAGATGTAGAAGCCAAAACAGATTTACCTGTTTTACCCGGTTGGGGTGATACTAAAAAGGGTAAAAATCCGCCGTTGAAAAATTGCCCCAATGACAATTCTTTGATAGGTAATAAATCACAATGGATTGCTTATCATCAAAGTGATAATGTTAAAAGTTTTGAAAATCCAAATTCCGGATCTAAGAAACCTGTACCCGCTGGTGGTAGTTCCTCTGATGGACAAATACAGGAATTTTTGTCTAAAAATTGGATGTATTTCTTGACTGGTTTTGCTATTTTCATTGTTGCGATAATTTTGTTTACCAGATAAAAAAGAACTGATATTAAATTAACAATTTAATATAATAAATGTCAATCAAAGTTTGTTTAGATAACTTAAGCGAAGAGCTTAAAACGAATATAGCAAGAAATTTACAGTTTACACCAAAAGAAACAAAATATGGACCCTCAGACAAAGTAGTTTGCGCATTTGATATAGAAGATAATGATGTATATTTACCATTATATTTCGCGCAAAAAAGTCTTAAACTTGAACGCAGAAGTAGAAAAGATTTTCCTCAATTAAAACTTAAATTCTCCGGAAAGTTGCGACCTTTGCAGCAAGAAGTTAAAAAAGAGGCTTTGCGAAAACTAAATAAAAAAGGTACTACTATAATTTCCCTTTTTACAGGGGGTGGAAAAACTATAACAGCAATCAATATAACATTGACAATTAAAATGCCAGTGTTAATTATCGTGAGTAGAGTTATTTTAATAGATCAATGGGAGGAATCTATTAAAAAATTTTGTGACGGCGCGGTTATCCAAAAAGTAAAACCTAAAACCAAGATAGATAAAAATGCTCATTTCTACATTATCAACGCAATTAACGTTCCAAAATTACCGAGAGATACTTTTAATCATGTAGGTACACTCGTTGTTGATGAGTTGCACTTGATAGGTACCGAAAAACTTTCTAATTCTTTACATTATGTTTCTCCAAGATATGCAATTGGACTTAGTGCTACTCCGAGTAGACCAGATGGAATGGACAATCTATTATTTGCATATTTTGGTTCGGATATTATATTTAGAAAATTGCATAGAAAACATTTAGTATATCGAGTAAAAACTAATTTCGTTCCAACAGTGGAGCAAACAAGAATGGGAAAACTAGATTGGAACAGTGTATTGAATTCTCAAGCAGAATCAGATGAAAGAAATGACAAAATTGTTAAAATAATAGAGCATTTTTCTGACAGATGTTTTTTAGTTTTATGCAAAAGAGTGTCTCATGTACAAACAATTGTTGAAAAATTAAAAGCTAAAAATATTGATGTTACTTCGTTGGTGGGAATGAAAAAGGAATTCGATACTACCTCTAGAGTGTTAATCGCAACGGTTCAGAAGGCAGGTGTTGGATTTAACCATCCAAAACTGGATGCTTTAATTGTGGCAGCTGATTTGCAAGAATATTTTATTCAATATTTAGGTAGGGTATTTAGAACAGAAGATGGTGTACCTGTAATTTTTGATTTAGTGGACAAATTTTCGGTTTTAGAAAGACACTATAGACAAAGAAGATTGGTTTATCTAGAGCATGGAGGTACTATTAAAAATTTTCAAACAACTTTTCCTAATTTTTTTGTAAATTGAATTTAAAGCGAATTTAAGAAAAGTTAAAGATGTCTAAAAATAAACAAAAATTAGTTACACCAGAGTTTGTTAGAATTCCGGTGTCCACTAAGACAGTCATTGGGCTGTCAAACGCTGTATATGACATATCCAAACTTTACAATATGTTGCCTGTAGCTCCTTACACGGTAATACCCAAAAAAAGAGGTCGACGAAGTCATAAGAATATTGAAGATCCAAATAAAGATTTACCATCTGGATCTATAATTACACTCAAATTTTTTGAAAAAGTCAAAGGAGTTGATCTTAAAAAACCCAAAAAGAAAGGCAATAATCGATATTTCAGAAATGCTTTATCTGTTGTTATCAAAGTCGAAGATAAACTTGTTAATTTTAAACTTTCTGCTAATGGAAAGTTTCAAATGACAGGTATCAAAAAGCATGAACATGCTGTTAAATGCGTAAAACATCTATGGGATCATATTTTGAATCTTGATGATCATACTTTGTACACTTTAAAAGAAAAAGAGCATGTCAGAGTGATAATCAAAACTGTTATGACTAACATAGATTTTTCTCTTGGTTTCGAAGTCAACAGGGAGAATCTAGATTGTTATTTTAATGAAAGCACAAATTATGGAAGTTTACTTGAAACAAGTTTTGGATATACCGGGTGTAATATTAAAATGCCGATCGAAGGCGGTGGATCTTCTATATACGAATCATTGGAAACTATTGTTCTTGATATTTCAAACACTGAGTGGTCGACCGAAATGACAACGTATGAAGAGTATTTGGATATACTATCTCCAAGTGATAAAACAAAGGAATTAAAGAAGGTGAAACACAACACTTTTTTGGTTTTTCACTCGGGAAATGTAATTTTATCTGGTGCTACTAGAAAATCCATGGAGCCGGCTTATAACGAGTTTTTAAAAATCATAAAGGATATCAAACCAGAGATAGAAGAAAGACTTATCCAAGTAGGTCAGTAATTTTAACATTAATGGATGTTAAAATTTAAGCAGTTCTCCATTTTTCTTTACTTGGCTTGTAAAGACAGAAAAAAGCCAGAGCAACTAATATAGCACATCCAAACAAGGCCGCTATACCTACTCCACTGTGTATATCGCAATCAAAGATAAATTGCAACAATAGAAAAGAACCTATTCCAAAAGCTATAATTCTTAATATTAAATTCACAATCGTATTCATTTAATTACTAGGACGAATATTATTTTCGGCTCCGCGTGGCATAGCTGCTTGTTGTGATTCTCGTTCTTTTGCCATTTGAGCTGCTAATGCGTTAACACCAGAAGATTGTTTAATAGGTAAATTTCCCCCTTGACCCCTTTCGTTATTTTCATCTGAAGACTCAAGACTATCATTATCGGGGGGTGGCAAAGTAACTGGCGGGCTTTCATCAGTATTTGTTTCGGCATCCAAATCTAAAATATTTGTGCGTTTTTCCGAAGTTTCATCGGGTGGTTTGAGAATGGCAGGTGGTTCTTGTTTAGCTACTTTGGTGGTCATTCTTTCCGCCCAATTAGTATCACCAGGACTTTCTTCTATTATTGTTTTTTGTTCCACAGGCTCTTGCGGTGGTTTAGGTATAGTGACTTGTTTTTGTTGATTGATTTTCTCGAACGAACTTAACAATAATTCCATTACTTTTGATCCTTCATATTTTTCAACAACCCCAGTATCATACAAGGATAAAAGTGTAGGAACTACTGTTATAGTTAGTCTTTTGTCATTCATTACTCTTTGTCGAACTTCTTTGTTATCAAGACAAACCATGGCTATATTTGCTCCATATCTTTCCATTGTTTGAAGAAGTTGCCGGCAACTTTCTGAATATTTACTGTATAGCAACACTTGTTTCATTTATTTGAATCTCAATTGAGTTTTAAGTTAGTTATCTACATAGATTAATTTTGAGATTTATATCAAATTTGATATAAATTATCTATAAAAACCGTTTCTTAGAGATCTAACCCAATCATTGTGCGAATTGTTTGTCACTGAGTTTGTTACACCCGCCGGATTTTCCGTTTTTGTTTTAGGGGGTTCTTGAGCATTTTTAATACGCATTTGATGTAATAAAAAAGTAGCTTCCGCCAATTTTTTGCTTAATTTTTCATAATTCTCTATCTCTGACATCTTTTATGAAAAATAAGGTTACAATTTTTTATCCCATAATAAAGAAAATGTCGAATTCTCATAATGATAACCGCGGAACTTTAGGACATCCATGCAGACCTAGTGGAGGTGATATGGGTGGTGTCCCATGTGATTACCCGCTTGTCTGTCATGCTTCCGGTGGTGATACTGGGGGTGTGAAAATGTGCGTTAACCCCTCAACGCCTATGCATTTAATTCCATGCAGTGGATCTACCGGACAGAACTGTCCAGATGGTTACAAATGCATGTCAGGTGGCAAAATCGGAGCCCCCGGGCATTGCATCCCCAATTTGATCCCAGCGCATCACAATAAACACGTTAGTTTGATGACATGCGGCCCTAGCGGTCAGAAATGTCCTCCTAATTTTAAATGCGTGGAGTCTAGCCAGCATAACCAAAAAATCGGCGCCCCCGGGCATTGTGTTCCACTTAAGTTAGGACCTGGTGGGCAACATCATTTAGGTGGCTTTAGTTATCAGTGCACGGATGGTCTTGGATGTCATTTAGTCCAAGAACCCGCCTCTGTTCATGCTGGTAGATTCTCAAACTATCAACAATGCGAGAAAAGCTGCTCCGTGCCAACACATCTCCAAACTTATTACAGATGCGATGGCAAACAAGGAGTTGCTTGCACTGGTCCGTATCCTGGATTCCCAGACGCTAAAAGAGGCTTGTTTGCCAGCAAAGCGGAATGCCAGGAAGGAACAATTTGCGGCAAACCTGTTGTCGTGAAGCCAATGTGGCCGGAATGGGATACCGGTGTTGGTGGCAGTAATCCATTTGTTAAGATTATGTCCAAAACTGGTGATATCCATGATCCTATTCAGAATTATATGGGAGAACCAGCCCCCGGACCTCAGCGCACGCATATGTGGCGTCCGGGACGTGATCAACTACGCTAAAGCCTTGAATTATTGTTTTAATTAAAAATTAATTAAAACAGCAACTTATACATTTAATTCTTTTTGAAAAAATGCTACCTGTTTATTGGATTAATAAAAAAGAGTCTGTCAAAGAACGGCAGGCAATGTTTAAAGATTGTGTTAAACAAAAAATATTAAATCACCTTGTTGAAGCGACGCAACATAACATACCAATCGTTGATCGCATCTCTTCTCATATAAAAGCAATACACCAAGCTTATTTTGACGGTAATGAAATAGCTTTAATATGCGAAGACAATGTTGATTTAACAAATTTCAAAAGAATTTTCGAAAAAATCAACGAAATGATATTAAGTATACCAGAACCTTTTCAGAAACATTGGGAAGTTATACAACTTAGATATACAAATACAGAGTTGTTGGAGGATTTAAATTCAAAAATAGATAAAGTTCCTAACACTTTAGTTAAAGGTTATTTCAATGGTTGTAGCGCATATTTAATAAACCGGGAGGGGATGGCTAATTTGTTGAGAGTTATGATTACACCTGTCGAAGGAGATAGTTATAACTATACTCCTAATTTTGTGATAAACAAACATAATGCAACTGTTGATGAAATGGTCTACAAATTTTCACATAGTTACATTAGTCTTTATCCGGTTGTAAATACTCGAAATCCTGAGATTTCGGGTACAAAAGACGAAAGTGCTAGTATTATATCCGAGATTTTAGCCAAGTTAGACGAAAGTAAAGACCCCAAAAGTTATGCTTTCAAGGAATACAAAGAATCGCCCTCCTCTTGAGGGTTACTTCCGTCATAATGAATTTGTATAACTTTTTCGCAATTTTGACTGGTCCAGCCATTCAAAAAAACTAAATTTCCATATCCAGACAACCAAAGAGTATCTCCCCTATTTTTCTCGATTTGAATGGACCCAATTGACTCTTTAGTGCCATTAGGTCTTAAACTATATCCGGTTGTTGTCCCTAATAAAACATTATTATGTAGAAACACTTTTATACCTTGTTTATTTGATAAATAATATAATGACTTCATGTTTATACTGATTAAAACTTCTAAAATAATTCAATTTATATTGATACATATGTATCAATATACTAAATATTCCATTAAACATTTAACTCATTCGAGCTGTTTTTTCATATCTCCGACAAATGCCTTGAAGTCTTTACTATTAACTATTATTTCACCACCGCAGCCCCTAGTGTCATCGATAAATTTAACGGCGAGATTATACTTGCCCAAAAATTTAAGACCGCTTTTCACAACGTTTTTTGAAACAAAAAAAGTTTCCCCGCAGAATGCAAAAGACGCTTTTTCCTCTGATTCTTCGTCTTCGTAATCTTCTTCAGGATTTTCAATTGTTTTACTATCCACAGTTGTATTCTGTGCAATGATGGGTTTAGTTTCTGACATTAAAGAAGCTATGCTACATAATCGGCCAAACCAGTCTTCTGTTATATATCCGCTCTTGAATTTTCCGGAACCAATACTAAAAGTTTTGAAATTTCCATTGTTTAATGACTTTGGGGGATTGGAATATGAAACATTCAGCGAGTTCCAAGTAAAACCTGATTTAGCTCCTACTGCCATATCCATTAATTTGAGTAAGCTCTTTTCTTTTTGTGATAGTGTGTACATATTATAACTTATTCAAGTTACAATAATATTAAATCATTTTACTTTCACTCTAATCGTAGACTGGACTATAAGCTCTAAATCTTGGATCGGTGGCATATATTCTATTGTTATTTGTTGTTTCTTTTTTGCGCTTTTTGGATACAGGCTGCAATAATAATCGATTATTGTGATCTTCATTTAATTTATCTATCCTGGCTCTCTCCGCGCTTTCTAACCTCCATTTTTCTTCGTCCTTTTTAGCTTTTAGTTTTTTTCTTTTATTCAAGCATTTTGCGCATAATATTTTGAATTCTGGTCCAAATGAACAGGAACCTTCTACATCGCAACATTTTGTGCATATCCATACGCATCTAGTACGCATTTCATCATTTGTAATTTCTCCTAAATACAAAGGTTTTAAACTGTCGCAATTTAAACAAAACGCGTGCCCAGCTTTGCCTTCATCGGGTAAATGATATTTACCGGGGTTTAAAGGCGGTTCGAGCGAAAATTTGCGCTTGTTTATATGCACACAACACGAATATTTTTCTACGTTCTTCCATAGTAGTTTATTTTCTTTTCGTAATGCGCGACATTTTTTGCGTTCATTCTTTAACTTTTGTTCTAGAGACTTTATTTTTTCTGATTCGGTCATCGTCATACAATAATAAAATTGAGAATAACAAATCATTTTACACAGAGACTATGCCTATACCAGGTTTGCATTTACACCATTTGACTTTGTCGTAATCAGCCAAATAATAATTTTCTTTGCCAGCTAAAGCTGCTGGTGGGGGAAATAAAGCTTCCCATTTATAAATGTATGCAACGATCAATGCCAAACAAATTATTCCTAGAATCGCTAAAGCGATCGGATAGCGTTTATCCTTTGCTAATAATAAATTTACAGAGGGTATCGCAAACCAAATACCAATTAATGACAGATAAGCAATTAATAATCCTAAATCTTCCGAAGTGTGTCGAGAAAAATACATTTATTAATAATAAAAAATGAGTTGGACAGAGTTCGTAATTTCTACATTTTTGATGATTGGCGTTTACGCGGCTTTCGTAGGAATTTTTTTCTTTACATACGGAAGTTATACTGAGCGCAAAGTCATTGATAATCAAATGGATATTTTAGTTAAGGATTTTACCAGCGATTTTGTGTTTTTTGCAAATGAGATATCCCCGGAGTCTGTTAAAACATTGCAAAATAATGTAAAAACCGCAAAACTTCCCGATTCGAGCGAAGCAGATAAAGAAGTAACTGAAAGTAATAATAAGTTATTTCATCAAGCAGTAAGTATGCTCACGGTTACTCTTTGTGTTGGAGTTATAACCAGCGTTTGTTGGTGGCTTTGTTTTGGAAAAAGCAAGGGAATTAAATATTCCGAAGTTGGTTTGAAAGTTGCTTTTTTACTTTTCTTAGTTATGGTCGTGGAATTTTTGTTTTTCACTTTAATATCTCAAAATTTTCGACCCGTTGACCCAAATAAGGTTAAAGGATATATGTTAAATAGCTTGGAAAAATACGCAGGGACTGCTTAGATTTAATTTTAAAGAATATCTTTAAAATTATCTTCTACACGTTGAACAAGGAATTTCATAGGGTTGCATTTCAGATACGTGATAAGCATTTGTTCGGTATCTTGCCATTGATCTATCTCTAACAGCTCTTTGCCTAGAAGCCGAACGATAATTCTCGCGAATTTCCGAGTAACGAGGTTGCAAAATAAATTGATCAGAAGGAAAGCTTTTTGCTCGATCAACAGAAAAACACCAAGGTGCATTTCCAATATAATGATCAAGTTGATTCATAGTACAATAGTTTACTTGATTCGACATTTTACTTAATACGTAAATAATTCAAAATTCTAAAAACAACTCAATCGTCAAACAAATCATCATCTTCCGAAATTTGTTCTATCTCGCTCTCTGATGAAAATTCAGGCCCCAAAGTCAACCCAATAGCGCGCGCCTTGGACGCTGCCCATAGTGCTCGTCCCACCTTTTCAGCTGTCCAGTCTTCTCCTAATTCCGCTGCCTTCTCACGGAGCGCTTGTGCAAACTGTAGATATCTTGATAGTGTATATGGTTCTCTATACATACCTACGCTTTCCATGGCTTCGTCCGAATAAAAAGGACATGTTTCTGGGAATCGAGCCGCCAAAATGGCTGTAACCGTAGCTGGTCCTACTTGCGACAGTACTGTGGCTGCTTTTACTGCTGATTTAATGGTCTCGTCGACCATAAGAGTTCGATCATAATTTGCATGAAGAGGAGCCGCAGCTTTTAAACAAGCTTTGGTAGCCTCTACGACTGACTTATCTGTATTGTTTTTCTCAAATTTAGCACGTCCTGGTCGAAATTGACCACGACCCCATTTCCACGCCAACAAAGTTCGCATGTCGTCTTTGTTTATATATCCGCGTTCTTTGAGGAGTTCGGGAAGCGTTTTGCGCCACCAAAGGTCATTCTCGACAAGGTTTTCCATGACTACCGGTTTCTCTCCCCAGCGTGTGTCAACATCCCCACTTTTTCCTTTCTTGGGTGGCTTATATTCAGAAGCCAAGCGAGAAATGATCGTATCGTATAGAAACAAATGTATGGAAAAATCACTAGGATCGGAGGAAGCAAAAAGGACTTGTCCTGCTTCAACCCCGGGTCGCCATTTTTCTTGCTTTTTCTTATTTGTCTTTGTCTTCTTTATTTTTTCGACCACGATTGGGTATTTTTCTTCTAAAATTGGGAAAATATTTTGGTGTCCATCAAATATCAGATCGTCGATTGTTTCCCAGGTATTTTCTTCAGAGGGATAATTTTTCCATTTGATACGCAAATACAGTTTCTCGTCTTCAAATTTCGTGCCTACAATATCCTCTATTTTAAACTCTAAAGGGTACAATTGACTTGGTTTGTATATAGACAATTCTTCTTCCGAATATTCAGGGTAAACCATCAAATTCATTGTTTTTAAAGACGGCAAAAAACGATAAACCAGCGGAGATTTTCCTGCTTCTGTTCTTTTTGGATCCAAGCAGCCAGGTACAAAAGTATCAACAGACCATTCCGATAAGTTTTTCTCAATCGGATCGCTTCCGTTTTTCCCGTATAATGGATTTTTAGACCCAAACAAGTAAAAAGCTTTGGTTTGGTAATAACTCAAATGACTTTTGCTATACATCGGAGGTTCTTGTCCGCTACCAAGCGGTAAAATTGCTTGTTCTTTTAAACGTTTAGAAATATCCCAAACAGGTCTCGACAACACATCGATCGAATAACCAATAAAAACTCTTTTAATCCAGTGATCAACAGGATTGGCTACTATCTCATGTAAAATATACTGGGGAAAGCTAATAGCATGTCCAGGAGGTATTTCGAAAATTGTTTTGTTTTCTGAAAGTATTTTCCGCATCTGTTGTAATTGCGTTTTCAAACTTTTAATTTCTTCGGTAAGTGTTGTATATTCTTCAGAATCTTTTTCAAGGCTTTTTCGAGATTTTTCAAGATTCTTGATTTTAGATTCAATAGAGTGCCCAGGATCGGCAAATCCTCTTTCTAAATGTGAAAATCTAACTCCTAAATGGCTACCAGCTATAGTTGAAAACTTTTGAGTATGTTTAGAGGTATTAACCCAACCACCTAGTATCACCCCATCGTTCGAGACATTAGCTCCTATATCAGCTACGTCTCTGTGCCATGCTTCTGGTGTAGGAGTCATATAAGGAGCTCTTCTCATCATTCTATCGGGCATTGTTGCAAGTTGTAAATTATATTCTAACGTCCGACTCGAAAGATCATCTTTCATTGGAAGTAAAATTTTCTCTTTGATTGCTTTTGTTGATTTGATACGTAAATTTCTAACAAAAGCATTATGAAACGAACTAGGATTTCCAGCAGCTGCAAAACCTCCAACAACATAACATATAGGTTTTCCATCGATTCCCAGAGATAAATCGTCTGGATTTCGACGATATTCTGGAAAAGATAAGTATGCTTCATCGAAATTCTTTTCTACTTTCTTTAATTCTTTCTCTTCAAAGACATCATAAACGGTAACCCCCATCACTGGTAATTTTTTTGATTGTGTTAAATTTTGTCCATATGCTTTTCCTTTGTCTGTCAAACAAATTATGTCATTTTTAGCTTCCAGAGTTTCCTTATCTATTAAAATTTTAATCATATCTTCATGTAGTAAGATTTCTCTAGCAAATTGTAAATCACCAGACCCTTGATACAGTATTTGAAAAGATTTTTCGATAAAAACATTTTTAACTTTATCAGAGAATGTGTTGTAGATATTCATATCCTTAGTTCTGCAAAAATTCTTAATGGATGGCATTTATTCTTAATCACAAATATCTAAAATTTCATTTTAATGTGACGATTAAAATGAATTACCTTTTAATGTAAGCTGCCATAAACTTGGCAAGTTTCGGAATATCTTTCTTTTTGTATTTGGATAAAGCCATATCACCCAGAGATGTTTTTGGAATAGCAAACAAAGAGCAAATATCCTTTAATTTTTTAAGAGAAGTTAACTTAAATTCAGCTTCTAAGTTTTTCTGTGAACTACTAAGATAAGCTTGTTTTGGATCCACGACTTTTATTTTCTTTGGTTTAACTTTTTTATGCTTAATTGAAGCTTCTTTAAGAATTTTGTCGATGGTTTCCGTCATTTTTTCTTTTTGGTCAACATATGTATACAACATTTGATCACCTGTGCGTAACATAGCCGACTCCGGAAATAATTCTGTTACATTTGGATATGTAAGAACGAGTTTGTAAGCCTTAACTTTGCGTTGGCTTTTTGGTAAATGATCATGTGATTTATACCTAACCGCCCTTCCTATTATTTGTTTAATTCCAGCATCGCTCCAAACTGGTTCCAATATAATTACGTTCCTCACTCCCTTCAAATCTAGCCCCTCTCCTCCAGCTTTTGTCATTATTAAAATAGGAAATTCTGAATTATTATATCTTTCCACTATTTCGTCTTTTTTTGAGGAAGATAAACCTCCCTTAAATACTTCGAAATCTATTCCTTTTTTGTATCCCGCTCTTTTAAGAACTTTTACTAATGTTTCAACTCCGTATTCTATCCAATTAGTGTAAATTATAGATTGTTGAAGTTTTCCCTTTTTAGTTATTAATGAAAGAGCCCTGGAAAACTTCAAACTATAATAATACTCACTTCCAGCTTTATTGACAGCTTTTCTATAGCCGTGTAAAAAAGTGCGAGGGTTTGTAAAAACATCAATTCCGTTTAAATTCTCAACTCCACTTCCTGTTAAAGCTGCAGTGTACGCCGCTTCGAATTCTTCTCCCATTTCTACTAATTCATATTTTTCCTGCAAATCTGGAAAATGCTCATTTCCTCTGCAAGAAGGAACATAATCAACCCTTCCGTGTAAAAGATTTTTAAGATTTTCGATAGTTACACTGCCGTTTACGGTATCCTTGTCTAACGATTTAGATATTTTGAAAAGATCGAAACTAGAGGTTTTAGTTCCAGCTACGGTTTTACCGTATAATATGTTTATAGGAACTATCAAATCCTGAGCGTTATTGACAAAAGGAGTGGCAGTCAATAATAATCTTTTACGCGCTTTGTAAGCACATTGCATAGCAGCCTTGGCTTTGTATCCCCCAGATCTAACATATCCTCCGCGTAAATTATGTGCCTCGTCTATTATTAACATCGCATCAGTGCAATCAAATGCTTCTCCTTTTTTTGATATGTTCAAAAATCTATCATAGGAAAAATAGTGATATTTATCCATGTGTCTGGCATCACCGGGAGGTTGCACATTTTTTACCTCTTTTTCAAAATTACTTAACAAACTAGCAGGGCCGATAAACACAACTTTTGAGTCTGGATATTTATCTAAATAACACTGAGAAGCAATAGCAGCTGTTAAAGTTTTCCCACAACCGGTACCGTGTACGATCATTATACCAGCGTATTCTTCTGAATCATTGTTGATATATTTTAAAACTCTTTTTTGCAAACCATAAGGCTGTTTGGGACTCCTCTTGATACAATCTGGCTTTGATCTGGCAGCAGATTTTTTCTTCTTTTTCTTAACTTTTTTAGGTGGTCTACAAGTATTTTGATCGTCACAAGTCCAACCATCATTACACCATTCTACACAATCATCGTCTGTTTTGCATTCGTTGTCGCAAAATTCTGTTTTAATTTTTCGCCGTTTGGCTTTTGATTTTTTCTTTGGCGGCATTTATTTGATTAATTAAAACATTAATACAAATCTTAAAATGTATTGGTTACTTATTTCGCATGCAACGGCGATAATACCCACAGTCCTACTTTTTAGAAAATTTTGGCAGGATAGAAATTATCAAGCTTGTTTCACTGGATTGAACATATTTGCAACAGCTTCTTTTTCTATTCTATATCATTTGTATGATTACGACAATATTGAAAATAGTTTTGGTACTTATAATTTATGGTCTATCATGGATTGGTGGGCTTCCCCTTCCACTATTATTACCACAGTTTTGTATTCTGGTAAATGGAGAACAGAAATTTTTTACTCAATTAATTATTTTTGTCAAGTTTGTTTTTTGATTTGTGTGATTGCAAAAACACAATTTTTAGATATAATTGTTATTTTATCCAGCACAGCCCTGAGTTTATGCCGTTTTAAAATTTTATGGCAATACATCAAAAATTTTCCCAAAACTCTTTTGTTTGGTATACTATTTTTGATAAGTGCGATATTTTGCTATACTAAAGCTAGAAATAAAGATACTTATGAAACCTGGCATTCTTTATGGCATCTTTTTATTTTTTCATCAGCAACTGTTTTTTGTCAGCTGAGACACAACCTCGATAGACTTTTAATAGGGAGAGATGTCTCGTATAATAGAGCTGCTGCTGACAGTATATAATTTTTGGTTTCGACAACAAAATTGTCGAAACACGCTCGGAACAGGGATCGAACCTGTGACCTTTCGATTAACAGTCGAACGCTCTAACCAACTGAGCTACCCAAGCAAGGTCTTAATACCCAAGAGAGTATTAAGACGACGTTTTCTCGTACGGGACTCGAACCCGTGCCCCTCGCGTGAAAGGCGAGTATCCTAACCACCTAGACTAACGAGAAAGAAAGTCTTTATACGTTTCCGTATAAAGATGTTCTCAGCACGGGTCTCGATCCCGTGGCCTTCCGCTCATAAGACGGATGCTCTGCCAACTGAGCTAGCCGAGAATCTTCATACAATAGTATGAAGATTGATGCATGACGAGGGATTTGAACCCACGACTCCGAAGAGACTGTCACTTGAGGACAGCGCCTTAGACCGCTCGGCCAGCCATGCGAAGTCTAGAAACAAATAGTGTCTAGACACAAAAGGTTTGCCGCCTGTGGGTTAAAAGGCGCGCGCTCTACCGACTGAGCTAAGGCGGCAAAGGTCTCGCCGGGGATTGAACCCAAAATTTCAGCTTCAAAGGCTGACGTGATAACCATTTCACTACAAGACCAATCCTACTTATCCTTTTTATTTTGTTAAATCGGTTTAACAAAATTATTTCAAAATATACAATTTTTTACTGTGTATACCATGAAGGATTTTCACCATTAATTCTTTTGTGTTCTTCTAACAACATCAAAGGAAACCTTCTAGCTCTAAATTGTTGTTCAGACACTTTTTTCATAAAAGGTATACATTCAACTTCATTAAAACCGTGAAATTCGGATAAATACACCGCTAATCTTTTATTTATAGAATTTGTGGAGCTATTATAACCATACTGAGTCCAATTTTTCTTCATATTTGTTATCATATTGTTATCTCTATAATCTGGATGTATCACTGTCCACTCATTACCAGTAGATGAAATATCCACTTGTTCCAATTGCATTACAACATCTTGTAAAGAACTATCATAAGTATCAAACAAGTAATTAACAATATTTATCATTTCGGATACGTTTCCCTCGAATAATTCTCTTCCCTCTACCGGATCACCATACAATTTACAAAATTTGGAGATTGCTTGAGATTCAATTTCTCTGGCCATTTTATAGCCCTTGGAAGATCTAAAATAAATTAATTCAGATCCTTTGTATTCAGTGGATTGCATTCGTTTTTGAAAATCATCTGTTTTTCCGACTTTATACCTTTCAGCATTTTGAACTCTATCTAATATTTTTCTTAGAATATATATTCCACACGATGTGGGCCTGCTATTTCTTACAATGTTCATTTTATCATAAATATGTGTTATGATAAATTCAATTTAGTACAAATCTTTTTGTAAATCTCTAAGAGCAAAAATTGCTTGTTCCTTTTTCTTAGCTTCTACTTCTAAATCAAAACTAACTTGTAGCACGTCTCTCAGGTAGTAAAAACACTTTGGAAATCTGGTAATAAAATCTGAATGGTGCCCTGTTTTTCCCTCCCCTTGATTTGAAACATGCATCAAAACTCTTCGATCTTTCCAACTTTTTACAACTTTAGGCAATAGTTCTTCCAAAGATTTTTGTTTTACATCTGGATGCAATTTAGTATAGCATTCATAATGATGACTATCGAAAACAACAGGTAAAATGTATCCCAATTTTCTTAAAACCTTGGAAATTACCAAAACATCCTCAAGGCAATAGCATTTTTCGCAATTTTCTAACACCAATCTGTTTTTTACATTCTCGGGTAATTTTTGGAAGTTTTTGACCCACCTAATAATTGTTTCTTTTTTGTTGCCGTACAATCCGCCACCATGTACTATAAGAACGCCGTTATTGTCACAGCCCATTGCATCTAAAATATCGGCATGATGTTGAAGATCAAGTATAGTTTTTTGAAAAATTTTTGGGTCTTTGGCTCCAACTTGATTCCACTGAGCTGGGTGCATCAAAATTCTCATATTATACGATTTTGCCAAATCTCCCGCTTTCTTAAGATCTTCTTTTGCGAAATCTATTGTATAAGATTCAACTTCTGGATCTGTAAATCTTGGAAATATATTGCTACTAAGTCTAAAACAATGTATGTTGTGTTTTTTATTATATTCTATCATGGGTATTAAGTCTCGGACATTTTGCAAGGCCAGTGATTTTGCTTTTTCAACACTGTAGGTGCGCCTCACGCATGTTCTTGAATTAAATATACTTGGTTTTTGTGCTCTCAATTCCATATTTAAACAGCACAAACCTAAATGAATTTTGCATTTGTTATCCATGTCTATTTAAAAATGTAAATCATCAAGTTTTTCATTTTTCAGTAATCTAAAAAATTTAATAATAAATGTCGGATCTTACAGTAATCGATAATAATAAGGCTTCTTTTTTAGGAGGTTACGGAGTGAGCAGAAAAGTTCCACCCGAAGTTATAGTAACATCAAATGGTTATGGAGGTACTGGTAAACCTATAACAGATGGCATTGTCATTAAAAAAGACTATAGCGCAACTACTGCTTCTTCTGCGGGATTAACTGGTGGTAAACAAGGTAAAATTAACGGCGAAGCCGTCGGGGACACCAGTAAAAAAACTACCACAAATTTTGCATTGTTTAAAAATGGTAGCCCGGAAGTAAATATTTTTGGGACTAATTTATATCTTCAGCAACCATTTGATGCATTTGGAAATGTACCAGGAGTGGTTTTAACCACTACCGAAGCTACTCCTGATTTAGCCGTTACTTACACAAGTAAAAATTCAAAAGGTAATTTACCTTTAAACTTAGACGCAGGGGCCGTATACATTAGAGAAAGAGTAAATCAAGTTGGCGGTGTTCCTCTCGCAGGTAACGATGCTACTACGGGTATTAGGAGAGGCTCACCTTTTTTAGCTTCACTTGAAAGGCATTTTGTTCATGATAATTTCATTGAAGTAGCCGATACAGCACCCACAGCAGGAAACTCCATTCCAGGTTTTAGTAATGATACGTTTTTAGGAGTGACTAGAAGTGTTGATCCTACCGGGGGAGAATTAAACAAACTTACAGTTTCAGCTTGGTTGACAAATTTCAAAGGTTTAACCTTACAACAGTCTCAAACACCTGTGACAAGAGATTTTAGTATAAGTGAGTTAACTCCTGTTGGTCTTGGATTTACTCCAAATTTTATAACGACAGGATTTGATATGTCTGGTACCATTGCAACTGGACCTAGCATCGCTGGACCAGCCAAGTTCTTACAAACTATACAACTTTCATATATTCTGGGTCAAGGAAATGAAACTGTGGGCGAAATATTGAATTATGTTATTTGTTTTGCAGAACTGCGTGGTTCGGCTTTAAATTTTTCAGTATTACCAACAATAGTACAGCTTGGGGTGCCAGGGCTTTTAACTTTGACACAAGGTCCTATGAATGATGCTATCACTGACTTACCTTTGACAACTGTTCCAAACACAAACAGAAGTTTTATGCCTGGATGGACCGGGGTTGCTCGTCAATTAACTAATTCAGCCACAGTAGGTGGAATTTTAACAAATATAGTTGTATTCACGGCAACTGCGGGAGCTGGCAAACCTATCGTTAATTCCGGCACCGATTTAAGGGTTTGGAATGACGCAACTGGAAGTATAATCCTTCGGGGTGGGATTTCTTACAAAGCTTTTCCAATAATCAAAGGAAACACTTCATGCGCCAACAACTCAATAGTTCGAGTTTTATCTTTTATTTCCCCAATTCCATTAACTTCGCCAAATAATTGGAAACTTTCAATGTATTCAAGTATCGATGCTTTTCAAAACGTCGTGCCCGGTGCTTATCAAGAAGTTGATGTTGTTTTACCATCAGGTACAAGTATTCCTTCTTGTTTTCCCAAAGCTTATGATTTTGCTGAAGTAAGAGGCACAGACGACTCAGAACAAGATATATTTGTCGTCTACACGGCGCCATCTGCGGGATGGTCTGATAGTGGTACCTGTTTTGATCTTAAAATCAATTATGTTAACTTTGACACTAATGACAGCACCGAAGCGGCCAATCCACCCAGAGAATTAACAACAATTACAAGTTTTACCCTTAATTCCGAATATGGAGATCGTTCAAGCGTTGGAAGTGTTACTATCAATAATTTGACAGCTCCCGGAACAGGATACGAGAATAACATCGTATATGATGTAATAGGAGGATCTGGAAAAAACCTCAAAGTTAGAGTGCTTGGCGTTGGAGGTGTTGGAGATATTCTTACTTTCCAAACAATTGCGTGGGGCGAAGGATATACCGCGGGAGATGTGGTTACGATTAATGGAGGAGGTTTAGATGCACAACTTACTATTGTTTCGACTGATAGGAGTGGTAATATCGATGGATTCATAGAAAATAGAATGATGCTTTCTATCAAACCAGTGTATCAATACGATCTTGACCCAATTGGTGTCTCTTTTGGTTGCAGAACTGGATTAATTAAACTAATAGTTGCTTATAATGATACTTTTGGTCAAAATATAGCTACTTCTAGTTATTTTAATCCAAAAAGTATTGATTTGAATATCAAATGGCAAATCGAAAGAGTTGCTTCTTTGGCAAAAAATGACCGAGAAGCAGCAAGATTCCAAGTTGAAAACAATTTTTCAGCAAACAAATGTTTATGTTACAGCAATTACCTGAGAAATATTAACGGAACAGTTACAAGAGAGCCATCGTCGTTGAGGACGACACCAAATCAACCCGAAGGTTTAATGGTTTCTTATCCAGTTTTAGAAACTTTTAAAACCGAGGTAGCTCCAAGTTTAGTTTTACAAGAGGAATTGCAACAAACCCTTGGAATTCAAATAGCTCAATCCTCAAGAAATTTTTCAAGTTTCTGGAATCTTCCGCCTTCAATAAGACAGGATGTTATTGTAACTACTGAAGATTTACCGATCGCCCCCTCTTTTGATCTAGGGGAAGCTGTTAATGAAGCTATAGCTAAATATGCTCAAACTATTCCTCCAAGATTGAGTGTTCAATACTTGGAAGGTTATCAAGCGATTTCCGGAGCTTTTAAAAATTCATCCATCATAACTAGTATCAATTATGCACCAATTCTACCAAGAGATTATTTTTATTTTGATTCTTTGTTGATCAATACTTCGCAATTGCCAAGCGCTTGGTCAAGAAGCGCTTTAGGAAACTGTGTTTTACCCGAGAGTGATCAAACAACAGACCCAGGCCCTTTTCTTGTTCTTCCAGCTGTTATTAAACCCACAGGATATATGAGCAGATATAAATTTGCCGATTATTTAGCTCCTTTAACCACGGGAGTTTCTTCTGTTAATTACGCACCTTCACTTGCTATAGATTCTTTACAGCCTTATTCAGTGTTTGGTGCTTCTTATGCCGTAACAAGTATTTTTGGAGAATCTGAACAATACGTAAATGAGGATAATGAATTTATAAGAGATGCAGGGATTCATAATCGATTTTTAACTTTTAAAACTTTCTCCGAGGCTGAAATTACCAATGAAACATTTTTAGAATCAACTATTGCCACGGCAAATGTATCATCACAAGTAACAGTTAAAGCTGTTGTGGAAAGACCAATTACAAGAGACGAATTTCTTGGAACCATTGAAAACAGTGGATTCTCCGAGCCTCCTAAAAATGGAAAACGTAGTCAATTATCAGATCCGACGATTAATGCCTTTAACAAAAGAGGTTATTATGTACCCGGAGGACCTGTAAACAATTACGCAGCTACAAAAGGTTTACTTGTTTCTACTATGTTAGACGGTGTGGCAACTCGCAAAGCTGAACCTTCAAGCACGATAACGACCCTTAACCCAGCAGCCCTGGGAGGTATTACAGCTGGGTTGAAAGCCAGGGGAATTTTAGATAATGAAGTTCTTGGTAGCGTAGCTCTTGGGGAAAATTTATGGCTAACCGGTTTATGGGGTTCTTTAGGTCCTCCTGTTAGCATATCTGGGCACGGGAATTTTGGTACAATAGGTTTGACATCTGGTAATCCAAACGTATTGAATAACGGGTCCGCTGGTTTCCCAAATGTTCAACTATCCGAAGCCGCTATACCACTTCCTTTCCCAAGTAATAATGGAATCACAGGAGCCAACGCTTCTAATCAACAAATATGGGGTAGTCGGCCTTTTTCAACTGGTCCTTTTGCTCTTTTTTCCAAACTTTCGACAACTACAAATCAACCAAACGCGCCCAGACCTGCCCCTCTTGTTGGAAAACCGGTGTTAAGCAATGGCACTTCACAGTTTCCTAATTATTCAACTGCGGGTATTACAAATTCGGCAGCAGCGGCTTTGAAAAATTTGAATTTGGGAACGGCGCCTATCGGTCAAAAAACGACTACAAGTGGTTTTGGAACGGCTTCCTTTGGTCCCACGACTACTGTATTCGATGCTACTACTGGTCAATACAAATCTATAGCACCAGCCACTGCTACACCTATTATTATTGCTCCTCAATCCGCTAATGATGTACAAGCAAATAATTTGAACGGGTTGGTTCCAAGAGGTAAATTATCGGAAAATTCCGGATTAATTTTGCGTGTAAACAAAGACATTAATCCATTATTTTCCAGGCCAGGAACTTATTTACAAGGTGTTAGTACCATGACCAACTACGAAAACATCTAGTTAAAATAGATATTCCTAGAGCTGTTTGGTTTTGACGCTTCATATTAAAGAATTTATTGGGTTTGTGAGTTAATTTTTATAAGTAAAACTTATAAAAACTATTTCTTCATATAAAATGGATAAATTAGAAAAACTTGTTTCTTTTACCAGAAAAGTTAATTGCAATGATGGTAAAAGTCTAGCAGAAGACTGCAAAGGCGTTGTAAACGATAAATTAAATTCCGATAAAAATATCCCAGAATTAGTCTTCAAGGAAAGAATTACTTCCGAGATGAATTCTCCCGAATTTTTACAGGGTTTTCTGAGCGATGCTCAAATATCAGCAAGCAACGACTCCATAAATACTATATACAAATCCATAACACCTGGGACAGGTATGGATAAACGATTCGAGGTATCTGCAGACTGGTGGACGACTTTATTTGAAAAAAATACATTTGCTAATAATTACGCGGGTATTGTTTTAGTCAAAGGAATCGTTATAAGAAGTAAAGGTTGGGAAAGACCTTTGGCTAAACCACTGGCCCCCGAGAATCCATGGGATCAACATCTTAAAATAATCGAACATACCGGTTTTGGCAACGACCAAATAAAATTAAATGCGGCTGTTGAAGCATTTGAGTCTTATTTAACTTCAAAGTACAAATACAATAAAAACTTAGTCATTCCTTGGGAAATTAATTCCCCCAACTTTAAAGAAACTTTGGTCGACGAGTTTGATCCTGAAGATTGCAAAGGACAATATACATATGATGTTCAAACACGAGAACCATGGATTAAAAAAGAAGGTGTGGCATCCCCGGAAAAAGCGGCTGTTTTAAAACAGCTTGCTGAAATAGAGGGAAAAATAAGAACGGCAATGACCCAACAGGACAGGCAGGCAATTATGCCTTTAATGAGAGAGAAAAACAAACTACGCGCGGAGAATTCTGCTATTTTGGCTCAAGAAAACGAGGAATCAGGGGATCCGTCTGATGATGGATTTCTTACATCAGCTGGTAAATGTTTAAGCACTGAATATGTACTAAAAACTTGGGATAATGCCTTGTCATATCGAGACAATAGCTCTAGAAGAGTTACACCAAAGATACCACAAGATCCTGTGACACAAGAGCTATTTCCTCCTCTCGTAGTAATACAATTAGTTAAAAGAGAAATAGCCAAAGCTAAACAACGAGGACAAACATATGGTTCCCCATTGCACACTTTAATCTCACCTGTACAAGTTGGTGACAAAACATACATGATTGGTCCTTACATGGATTTGTGTAAATTTTACACGATCAAAAAAGAGGCAAAAAAATTTTTCGCGAATTGTGGAGACAACCAAGAATTTTGTAATTCTTTGGAATTTGGGTTTGACCGCCGCTCCGCCAGGACTGTAGACACTGACAGGTACATAAGATACGATAGGGATCATTTTTTAGAACTTAGTGGTGAAATGATAGGCTTTGGTGCGGGAGAAAATGATCGGGAAAAATTTCCGACTTTGTACCCAATGACTAGCTGCGACGACGGACAACCAAGGCCTATTGCCGTATTTGGGGGACATGATTTAGGGATACAACTTCCCAAGTTAATTTTTGACCCAAATGTGCTAGCAAAAGGTCCAGTAGGCAATGACGGCGAGGACATAAAAACAACATGGTTTGAAACGCTAGAGAGTAGAGAGTGGATATTATTTTGGAAAACTCGAACTTCTGGTACGGAAAATTATGCAAAGTTTAAAATTCTTAATGAAAAATATTCCGAGGGTCTAGACGATATTCCAGCTACAAATCTTGTAGGGGCGGAAACCTTCCCAGTTTTAGGCAGAAAACCAAATACTTCCGAATCAAATTTAGTTCATAAAAGATATGATTATGAAACTGATACTACGTATTATGTAAATGATTTCGTTGATTGGTGGGAAAAATTATGGGCATTAATGAACTGGTTGTTTTACCATACATCTAAGAACGTAATCACGAATAACAGTTATTTAGATTTTGAATGGTTAACCAATGAAGCAAAAATAGTTCAAGGGATTGAAGAGTTAAAATTGCTTGAACGCGATGCGGAAATAACATATGAGGATGAGGAAGGGTTTGAAAGATCCTTCAAACCAGAATCTTCGTGGAGCAAATATCAACCATCTACCAAAGATATAGTTGATTTTGGAAATTTTTTGAAAGAAAAGCTAAATTTGCGGAAAAAAATAATTGACAATTACGGCTGGGTTTTGCGCGATCATATTTTAGCATTTTACATAACGAGAATTAATCTTCAATATTTACCTTACACCATTTCCACAGCTGATTGTGATAATCCAGAAAACTTATTGTTCCGTAAATACTCTGACATATATAGTTCTAAATTGGATAGTCAGATATTCGTGTCTAATTTTATCGTAGAATACTTAAAAATGTCTAGTATGAGAAGTCCCGTTAAATTAATTGCTGATGATAGTAATGTGATATTTTATAGAGGTAATTCAGACCTTATTATCAAATGTAATTACAGAGACCTTAACAGCAGACATTTTATGGAAGGTTTTAAAGGGTTTCATCCAGAATATTTTGACGTAGAAAATCTTTATTCCGAAACAAAAAACGGTATAGTAGCCAAAAAACAATTTGTTATGCAAAGTGCTCCGCAAATGTCTAATATTTGCAAGTTTTCCGGGAAAATATACACTGCTAGTTCTTTGGGTTTTTACTCGGGTAAAATTCCTAAAATGTCTTTAAAAAATTTTAGGGATGTTATCGAGTACAATTTTGGGCAATCTTGGTCACTGGTAGAAGAAAAGGGTAGTGGTTGGGGGGAAGTTTTAGGATACCTATGGTTTCCGACTCGAGCAACAAGCTTGTTTGCATCTAAATTGTCCCCTCAGGAAATAGTACATAAAATTAATAAAAAATCTTGGCCCGGTGAAAAAACTTTTGACGAAACAGAAATCGAAAATTATCGAGAAAGCAAAGGGAAAATTATTGCAGATGTCGCACAAGATTATCCCGGGAACGCGCTAGATGATGTGGACGGTGCAGAAATACACCGTCCACAATTTTTCGGGGATGGATTTTGTTTGTCGACGGCGTGTCGTGAAATGAACAGAAATACCAGGGCGGGTTCAGAATACGTCAGAACAAAAAATGGTGTACCGTTCGTATGCAACTTATCTCGAGGAAGGTCAAAAATGTTCTCATACCGTGATTTCAAGAAAAGATTAAACAGTTTAGGCAATGTTATATTGTTTGAAAAAGGCAAACCTGGTATCTATCAAGATTTTTTGGGAAAACTAGTAGAAAAAGAGGATTATTGTTCGCAAGTTGAGCAAATATGGGTTGATCTGGATCAATCCCAGTCTCTTGAGGATAACATAATTGAACTTAAATATACATCATTGCTTTTTGAAGCAATCGGGGTAACATACCCAGGGGAAAGAGCTATAAAGCAAGTGTTCGGTGCTCGCTATTTAGATTTTTACGGGTTTGGAATGCCGCCTGCGATTTTAAATACCGTTAAAGATTATTTTCAGGATATATTAAATATAAAACAGAATCAACAAGCACTCCCGAAAAATATTATGATCACCTTTTTTGATGAAAATGGGACCAATTTCGCCATTTTGCCAAAAAAATCAAAAAAACAACCTCGTGGAAAGGGACTTGTTGACCCTTGTTACAGAACTTCTGATGGTAAATTGCGAAGAAAAACCGTTGCACCTTTTTGTACAGGGCCGAAAGCTGAACTCGACAACTGTGCGTGGGTGGGTAAGGGAAGAGGTTGTAGAACTAAACCTAAATTTTCTTTTGAAGATGAAGAATTAAAACAACTACAAACAGGGAGTGCCTTTTATTTTGCTTCCAGTTCAAACATGATGTTAAACGACCCCGCCTATAATTCAAAAGTTTTTGCTCAGTATATGAGAGATAAAAAGAAGATTAATTTGTACGAGTTTCCAGGGGATGCTTTATTAGAAATGCATGGACGAAACAGAATATATTTATATGCGGTTAAACTACAAGGTAACGTTCCTTTTAAAATGTATAATGGGAAGAATAAAACTATGGTCACCAAAGATCTTTTAATGAAAATGAAAGGTCCTTTGTTAGAATCTTATGTTGTGAAAAAATCAAAACACATAAGCTTGGTAAATAAGTATGAAATAAACAAAAAAGAATTTGATGATCAAATCGATAAAGCTTTTGAGAAATCTTCAAAAGTAAATCTTCAAAATTTAGCTAATGAAGTAGCAAATATCTTGTAACTTAATTCATTAAGACTTAAGTTTATTAGTTTATATAAAAATGGAAGCTTATCATTCAAAATTAGTGGAAATTATTTCCACTACTAGAAATTTAAGTAAGAATGACAGTATAAAGTTACTTCGTAAGTGTGTTAAACAAATTTCAGCTTCTAAGGGTATAAATCCAAGTAGTATTAGAGAAATTATATTTACACAAGAATTCATAGAATCCTGTATTTTTAAAGATTGCAGTGAAATGACTATAAAAGAATGTCGAAAATCTTGTCATTGTGTTGAATATCACGACGGTACTTGTATACCTAGATATTTTAAGGAAGCTAAAGTTATCAACAAAGATCCTGACAAATACGCTAAAACCTTGAAAACACCGCAATTGCAAGAATTATTGGACATGGCTAATTATTTATATCATAATTTCGAGGGAGGTGGTTTAAGCGATAACGCATTTGATGGTTTAGAATTTATACTGAATAAACGTCAAAAAGCAAAAGAAAGGAGAAAATTAAGGGTAGGTGCCTTGCCTGTTGCTAAAATACGAGCAAAGTTACCTGTGCCAATGCCTTCGTTGAATAAAGTTTATTCGGGAACTCAAAAATTTAAAAGATTTCTAGAAAACAGTGGCGGAAACAAAATTTATTGGTCTTCAAAACTAGATGGCATCAGTGGTCTGTTGGTTTACAATAACGGAAATATTTCCAAAATATATACAAGAGGTGATGGAAACACCGGAGGAGATATTACATATGTTAAAGACTATGTCCAAAATATTCCTAAACAATTAGATGACGATATTGATTTAATTGTAAGGGGTGAATTCGTCATTTCTCGAGAACAATTTAGAAACAGTTACGCAAAGCTATATAGCTCCTCTAGAACTTTTGTTAACGCTCAGATAGCTTCGGGGGTTGTCACTAGTTTCTTACCAGATGTTGAATTTATCGCATATGAAGTAGTTAAGATAGATAAAAATAATAAATTGCCATCTATCCAAAGCAGATACGGTATTTTAGATTTACACGGTTTCAAAGTTGTGGAATATGGACTTTTGACCGGAAAATACATGTTTGACACCCTTATGATGTATAAACAAAAAAGAACAGACAGTCCTTATGACATAGATGGTTTGGTTTTACAATATGATATACAACTTACTGTTTCTCAAGTCTTAGAAAACCCAAAACATGCTGTAGCTTTCAAAGCTATATTAGAAGAACAAATACGAGATACCAGAATTACTGATGTCGAATGGCGTATTTCTAGATATGGCAGATATGTTCCGGTAGCTATTTATGAAAGTGTGTATATAGATGGTGTTAGATTACACAGAGCAACTGCTCATAATGCAGCACATGTAAGAGATTGGCACATGGGTTTTGGAACAAATATACAAATTAGAAGAGGTGGGGATGTGATACCTGTTATTCATCATGTTGAAGTTGACGAAAATATAGAAATAATATATCCAGATGATGAATACGACTGGCATTGGAGATCTAATAGCAGAGGAGAAGAGCTCGACATTGAACTGGACGATATAGACGGAAATGAGCAAGTTCAAAAAGCAAGAATTTTGCATTTTTTTCAAACTATACAAGCAAGGGGAATAGGACCGGCAACAATTAAAAAATTTTATGAAAACGGATTAATTACCATCAAAAGTGTAACTAAAGCTTCTATAGAAAAAATTAAGTCATTCAAAGGCTTTGGGGTTAAAAAAGCCACTTCTATATACGAAGCTATTAGAAAGTGTCTTAGAAGTACCCCATTAGACAGATATTTGATTGCTATAACAGGGGTACCTTTAAAAGTCGGGAGAAAGTTGATCAAACAATTATTACAAGTTTTTCCTGATCTCCTGGAGGTGGAATATACTTCTCGAGAAATCTCTGCTAAAATGGAGAAACTTAAAAAAGCAAACAAATTGCCAGGTTTTGGTCCTAAAAGAATAGCTACCGTGTCAGAAGAGATACCTAAGCTTCGTAAAATGCTCTTAGATATAAACGAAGGAGACATAACTGTTGCAATGCAAGAAATGACGAGAAAAAGATCTTTGTTGAAAACCAAAGGATACGATCCTAAAATACAGGGAAAAACATTTGTGTTATCTGGATTCATGTCAAGTGTTCCTTATGAACTAGAAGACATGATTTATGACAATATGGGAACTATTTCTTCAAGTGTTATGAGTTCTACCAGTGTTTTAATAGTTAGAAGTCTGGGAACTATCACCTCTAAAATGGAAAAAGCATATCAAATGGGGATACCGATAATGACAGAGGAAGAATTCAAAAACTTTTTGTCGTCCTGATAAAGTAAAATGTTTTGTGTTTTTGAAAAACAAAACAAATTTATTCCAACAAGTGATCATATCCATGGTGTTCGTGTAACACTGTGGAAATTTCCTTGGTAATTTTAGTTACCGTTAATTCGGATAAATTTACTTCTTTTGTAAAATCTTTAAGAGTTATATCTTTGTGTTTCATCAAAATATAGTAATAAGTTAATCCAGCGGCAACGGACTGTGGTCTAGATCTGTTTAACATAGAAGAACGGTTCTCGATTTTTCCATAGAGATTAATAACATCTTTTATTTGAGCATCAGAAGCGTTAAACTTTTTCATAGCTTCTTTTACTAGATCTTTCGGGGTAATTCTAGTTTTACGCAATTTTGAATGTTTTGGCGCATTTAGGGCTACCATTTTCAATCCTCTCAGCCCAATTCTTCTTTCTAATTTGAAAACTCCAATTAAGCTTTCACAACTTTGAGGAGTATTCAAATGTTTATAAGCGTGGAAAATACATGCAAATATAATAGCTTTACGGGAATTACCTCTGTAAATATTTCCTTTTGTGGTCTCTAAAAATATTTTATTAGCTTCGTGTATTACTTCAGCACTGAAACCATATCCAAGCACATCTTTTTCTATACTTTTATCTTCGCATTTACGAATTTGACATCTGTTTGGTTCGAGTCTTATGCGACCCTGAGTCAATTTTACCGGAGTTTTATCTTCCGGTGGGGGAACTTCTATACCACAATCCAAACAAGTGTATCTGTCCCTGTCTTTGCTTATGTTACAATGCTCACAGGTAGTATTAGTATTTTTGGGTGCTTCTTGTGTTGCAGATGATATTTCATCAAGTACTTTGTCTAGAACGGCAAAATCTGTCATTTTGTATTTAAATCGTTTGGTTTAAATGCAATTAAGAAAATAATCATTTTTTGAATTAATAAGCATATTGGTATCTTTGAGAAGCATAATTACTTCTTCTTCCAAATCTTGGATATTGATATCTTGTATATTCAGTGCTTCTTTGTTGGTCGCCCGCAAGAGTTTTTAAATTTTGCAATTTTGTATTGTCAGGATCTCGAACTTTATTCATTGGCTGTGCGAATATTTGAGTATAACTGTTATTACAGCAATATTTTTCAGATATTTGCGTCCAAACTATACCGGTAATGATACAAACAGCTGTCAAAATCCATCCTGTTATTAAAACAGTCATATTTGTTTTTCTAGAAAAGTTTAAAGATCCACTCAAAAAGCAAAATAGGGTTGTTGCCCCTGCAAGACTTGCTCCCGCGTAAAGAAAGTAAGTTCCTGGATTCATTTTATTGATAGTTAAAAATTTAATTTATTGAAATCAATAAAATGGAATACGGTGTAAGACTTTCAGATGGTCCTCATGACTACAACAACGAAAGATTTGTCGGCTGGTCAGCTAATTTACTTGAAGGCAATTGTCAGCAGTATACAGATCTTTACAAACAAGAAACTGTGAATTACATTCAACAACAAGTGTCAAATTACTTGATGCCGCTATCAGGAAAACCTGTGATTGTCCCAGATCAACAAATAAGGGAAATGATTACCAGTGTATGGAATGTGGAGAGTGTGCGTCCCGCAAACATTTACACAAAAGACACTTTTAACAACGTTGGAACTCAGTGGGAAAACTCTACTCAAACTCCTTACAAAAGAATAGTAGAAATTGTTATTCAATCTATCACAAGCCAGCTTCGTAATCAAAAAGAAATGGCGGACTGTAATAACAGTTTGAGTATTTGGAACTCGTTGTATGGAGATTTTAACAAAGCCGGTCTACGAGCTCATCCTAAAATAAAGCTAAGGGAGCGTAGACCTGCAACTATGCAATTTAACATGAATTATTAATCATTAAGTTATTAACTTAATGATTTCTGACAAGAATTTATAATCCTAACAATTCCAGGAAACCTCCACTGCAATCATCATTAAAACTGAAATTCGCGGCCTTCGCGGGATTTGTCATTTCTTTAAGCTTTTCTCTATTAGTTCTATCATAATCTTGGTAATAACTGTACCGTCCTTGAAAGTTTACAAAGTCATTACCTAATTTTTGCCTCACAGCCGCTAGGAAAAATTTAACCCCCTTGTATATATTCTTTTTACCTTTCAGTCCCAATTTAGTACCAATCCCTTTTGGATAATGGATACTTGTTACTAGTTTTACTGAATTTTTTGGCTTGCATAACATAAATTCAGGTGGAATATGAGCTTTCATTGGTGGCTGAATCCAACCGTCAAAACCGTTATGACAAAGCCAGTCAGCAAATATGTAATCTCCATCAATATCACTACCCCTGTTTAAATCTTCTTGTGTAACAGTTCCCTGTCTTACTCTTTTACATTTTTCGCTATTGTAATAGTTACCTGTTTTATTCATACATTTGTGGGAATTCATAGCTAATCCCCCAATGAATACTTTATATAAAATTTCAGACATGGATTTTCCTGATCGGATCTTCGCTTGTTCTGAATGAGTCTTAGTACCTTCTCTGTTTGATCTCATCCAATAATATTTTTCTTCGTAAGTATCTGTATTTTTATCATAAAACATCGCATACAATTTGTTAAAGTTAGCAGCGCTATTAAGATTGAGTAAATTTAAATCTTTTTTGGGTGTATAAAGATATAATGTTCCCCCATCTGTTTTTCCTGCCCCGGAAGGCAAATAACCGAGGGCGTTAGCTAACACATCAGTATACCACGTAGGAGATATTTGATCTTTCTTCATATTGCTCAAAAGCGTATTAGTTCTTGTGGTAGGCTCTCCTCTGAAAAATAACCCTGATTCTTTTTTAACTTTTACAACATCCCAACCAGACGGTTGAATTTTATTGGTTGGATAAGGTAATATTTTGTCAGCTTCTAATTTGATTTTTACTTTAGGTCCCCCTATTATCGGAAAATAATGTGTGTTGATATATTTCTTCTTTCCTGGCTTAGCGGGTTTCTTAGCTGGCTTCTTTCCTGGCTTAGCGGGTTTCTTGGCTAAAATTTGCTTCCCGATTTTTCCGTCTTTTTTAACACATCTACCAGTGGCGGGATTTAGTATTTGATGATCTCCACAAATCTTCTTAGACTTAGACTTCTTAGACTTAGACTTAGACTTAGACTTCTTAGCCTTCATTATTAGTTCTTTACCGATTTTTCCGTCTTTTTTAACACATCTACCAGTGGC